ACATTTTCTGGTGCGGTAACTTGTCCTTCATAGGTAACAATTACATCCTCTGAACGATTAGAGCCAGCTACGTTCCCGCTCCCCCAGCTTTCATTAATACCGTTAGTGTCAACGGCGGTGTGGATAGGTGTTGCCCCTTGTGGCAATACTGGGGCGTTGTTTTGTCCCTGAACGTTATACACCTTTACAACAAGTCCTGGCTCTGTTGTTACCGTAGTAGTCTCAATTAAAGGAGCAGCAGCTAAGTTTGTTTGAGCTGTTGTTAGGTCTGTTTGAGCATTATTTAGATTTGTAGTGGCAGTTGCTACTACGGCTGTCTGAGAATCTACCGCTGTCTGGGCTGTAGCAGCAATCACGGCGGCTGAATTAGCGGCTGCAATAGCTGTTTGAGCAGCAGCAACAGGTTCTGTAGCCGCAGAAATTTGTTCAGGAGAAGCTGTAGCTACAGCCGTATTTAATGTTACAGTTGCATTCTCTATTTTTGTCTGAACGGAGGTTACAGTTGGAGTCTCTACTGTTGTTGGTGGCGTTTGTTCTTGGCTACTTGGTGTCGTTGATCCAGTGGTATCAGCCGGAGAAGGGGAAGGTGTTAAAGTTGTCGGTTCAGTTGAAGTGGGCTGAGTCGAAGATTCGGGCGCAGCAGCTGGACTTGGATCGCTGGGCTGAGAAGAACCGTTTGTGGGCGTCGAAGAAGGTTGACTCGTTGATGTCTGAGTTACCTCAGCAGAATTTGTCGTACTGGAAGTTTGAGGGCCCGAAGTTGCAGGCGCGGGTTCTTGAGTTGGAGTACCAACTAGAACAGTTGCGGTCCCGGACTCTGTGGAAGGACTAGGTTCATCAGCTTGGGCCGGGGAAAGGGTTAATAGCAGGTATATAAAACCCGCCCCAATTACGAAGTTAATCCGATTTAGTAGTTCAGATAGTGCTGCGAATGTACGCAGTGGGTTTATGATTATCTCCTTCTAACTATTTACATAGTTTAACATGACACATTGTGTTTCATGTATCATAGTTTGCATACAATTAAATACACCTTGGGAGACAATATGTCACTGCTTGATTGGGTTGGAGTTATCTCCGGAATTACTGCGATTGCAACATCATTGTTTGTAGCGCTTAGAAAGTTTAACGAGTACCTAATCAAAGAATACTTAAGTGAATTGAAGCCCAATGGTGGCAACAGCTTGGCTGACAAGATCCGGCTAGAGATCCTCCCTATCTTGGGTGAGATTCGTTCCGAAGTATCGGAAATGAAGGGTCGTTTAGACCAGCACATCAAAGAAAACAAGGATTAACCTGACGTTACACCCTTTTTAGGGCACCATAGGTATACTAGGACCAACCTAGAAAGGAAATAAGATGGACGCAAAGCTAAAGGCAATGCTCGCATCCTACGGCCGCTCTTTTGTGGCAGCTGCTACCGCAGTATGGATGACCGGCAACCATGATATTACAGGACTTGTTGCTGCAGGATTAGCAGCCGTTCTTCCAGTAGCTGCTCGTGCAGTAAATCCAAAAGATCCAGCATTTGGTGTTGTAAAGGCTGTTCTTCCTGAGATTGAAAAACAATTAGCTGCTATTGTTGAAGAGTCAAACAAGAAAGTTAAGAAAGCTGTAAAGAAGAAATCATGACCTGCGATAACTGTGGAGAGTTGGCAAAGTATGAGCTTAAAGATAAAGCTCGCTCTCAGCTATATTGTGCTGCTCACTTACCGTGGTTCATCAAACTTTCACGAGACCTTGGAACCAAAGTTTTTGAAGTTGAAGTATTCAAAGCCCCTATCGAAGAGCCTGCTCCTCAACCAGAGGTTAAAAAGCAAGTAAAGAAAAAAGCAGTAGTTGAAGAAACTCCTGTAGAAGAAGTTAAAGAAGAAGTTGTCGTAGACGAGGAGAAGTAATGCCATCCTCACACCAGAACTGGCAGTATCTAGGTGCTAGTGGATACGTTGGCGCATATACCACCACAGGTGGTGGAGGTACGCCTATTGTTCCACGCAGTGACATGGATTACTTGCGTCTTGGTGTTGGCAGAACTCCTTCAGCAGAATACCCAGACGGCTACTTAGGAACCATTCGTTCACGTCGTGACGATAAAGGTAAACCATACGCAGTCTCAGATTCTGTTCTTGATTCTTTAAAGGCTCGTCAAAATCAACGCGGATACCAACGTGGTGTGCACAAAGGCGAGCGCATTGATCCAGGTCAGTATATGTGGCCAGAAGGTTTACAGCCTGACCGTCGTTTGAAAGCCAGAGTTACCCCAGTAGATAACGGGGGTAGTTTAATTATGAATGTAAAGCGTAATGCTCCTAAAGCAACACTTGCTCCAGCACCTCACCTAGTTAATGATGGTAAGGCAAATATCTCTGCTACTGTACCTATTGAATTTAATCAAAGAGTTGCTCACAACTTTACACACTTAAGACCACGGTGGAACTAAATGGCCAAGAAAAAGAATCTACCAAAAGTCAAATCAGAAAATACCCCCAAGGTCGAAAAGTTCGAACCAGTGGCCGGGTTAACCTCTGCTAAGCCTCTTAATGAGTCTAGATATAGCGAGTTGATGGGTACTAACTATGTACGTCAATCAACAGCAAAGCCAACCCCAGTTGATGAAGAAGGTTTGCCATATCTACAGATGCATGAGATTTCTGCGTTGTACGGTGTACACCCAGACTCTGTAAAGCGTTGGACTCATACACGAGAAATTCCACACTATGTAGAACAAAAAGGTATGGGGCGTCGTACAGAAGGTACAGACCCTGTAGATGTTGATTCTTTACAACGTGGTACTCGCACATGGTTTAAGCACAGCGAAGTTGTTGATTTCCTAAATGATCAAGGGCACCTTGCTGGACCAACAGCGTCAGCAAACTTAGAACGTATGCGTGGAGAAGTAACGCTTCGTAAAAGAGCCGGGGAAGAAATCAGAACGTTAGGAAATGATCCCCACTATCCAACTCTCAAAGATCGTTTAATTCACTTTAAGTCTGGTCGAAGAGTTACTGAGGATCTAACCCCACCAGACATAACTCGTGATCAACATTTTGAAGCTGGAATGCATACCTCTAATATTATGGACGCACTTCGTTCTGGATCAGGTCGTCCTATTGGACACACTGATGAAGACTTCTGGAAGCGTACCGGCCTATGATGCAAGATGGAGTCTATGATCATAGTAAGCCTCGAGAGATCGTTGACAATGGACCTCAGATCCGTTACGACTATATGGGTCCGTTTGAAAATGAGCAAGAAGCTTTAATTACTAGAGCTGTACGCTCAGTAACTTTACCCTCCAGTATGGTGCAGGACATTGTTCGCCCACCACTACCTCAGGTTCAGCTTTTTAGACCTCGTTTTGGGTACCGTACCCGACAGCTCACTATTACAGACGTTATGAACGTCAACGCGGAATTCCAACCAGAAAGAATCGACTATACTCAGTCCAATGGTTCCTATTCTGGAACTGCCCGCAATATTAGTGAATCGGTGTGGTAATGAAAGAGATTTGGTATTTTTATGCAGATTGGTGCACCTACTGCAAGCAGCAAGGGCCTATTTTAGAAGAGTTTATTTCTAAAAACCCTAACGTTAACGTCGTAAAGATTTTGGAATCAGATAACAAAGATGCGGTTGAGCATAACCAAATCGATGGTTTTCCTACAATGATTATTTTTAATGATGATAAGCCGGGAGAACGCATTACTGGTGTTCACCAGGTAGATCAGCTGGAGGCCATGTTCAAATGATTGAAGAAGTCTCAACTGAAACTATCTATGATGGTAGCGTAATGTGCCCAAAGTGCGGCTTATTTATGACCCCAGTTGAGGCTATGTATACCGGTGGGACTATGTGCCCTACTTGTCGCAATCTTAAGCATGGAGCTCACGTAAAGGGGGCCATGAGTGGCGATTAAGTATGGATCCGTAGGGTCTAGTTGGGAAAAGCGTCCTTCAGGACGTTGGACTAGCCAGCAGGCTAGCACTTTGAACCCTGGCACCCCCGAAGCGCAACAACGCCGAAAGAACAGCCCCAAGTTCAAGGCAAGAACCAAGAAGGTAATTCGTCCTAGGATAAGAAAGCAACGCAATGGCTGACAAACTCAAAAAAAAGCAGGATACTGTACCCGTAGACCATCCTTTGAATAAGGCTAAAGTCGTACCCCTAAAGGTAAAGACTAAGGCTGACGTGGAGAAGGAAAAGGAAAAGAAGAAAGCGAAGAAGAAATAATGGGACTAAGTTTTGTTCGCCCACGCAAAGCAGTAACTGCCATGCGTGCTACAGAGTCAGGTATACCTGATAATTGGGATACGCCTACAAATACACAAGGTTCCCCAAGTAACAACGAGTTAATGGATCGTAAGAAACCATTCAGGCCGGTTGGGTCTGAATCCGTAGATTCTACAACCTCAACTCATGTAGAACGCAAGGCACCGGCAGGAAATGAATATCGTTTACGAAGCTATGGTGACGATTAATGAAAATTTTAGGCATTACCGCTACTCCCCGTAGAGATAGCAGACAGGAACGAAAAGCAAAGTCTTCTCGTGCTACTGAACAAGGTATTGCTGGACATAAGGCCGCAATGAACGCATTAAAGCCTAGTACTAAGGAAGAGGATAAGAAATGAAGAATGAATCACGTTCATTAAACGCAAGTTTAGTTGATGGTGCAACTGACGGTAAGTATCGTAAGGTGCGTCCTAATACTACGGTTGCTCCAGGGACTGGCGAAGACATCATGAAGGCTAACCGTTCTGCACTTAACCCGTACTGGAACTATGACTTTATTGATCAAGAAGCACCATCAAAGGTAAATCCACTAGGTAAGTCTGGCGATACTGCACCAAAGATGTCAGGAAATGTTGCTGATACCTATAACAACCAGATGGGTGCTAACTACTAAAATGAATTTCATCCCACGTAGAGAAAATAGCGGCAGGCGTATAGCAAAGATGAGAGCAGCTTGGTCTTCAAATGGCGGTGCATCAAACCCTTCTACAGACCCTGTGTTTATTGGTGCGGGCGATCATTCAAGGAATTGGTATACAGATCCCAAGGGTGCTGCAGAGTCATATAGCTGGGACAAAGGCCAATTTGATCCGAAATTTGATAACTAACTATGGACGATATGGGCACTCCGGGTCCAGATCATCCTGCACACAGGGGATTAAAGCCTGATAACAACGTAACGCAATTACCTGGTATGGGGTTGCGTCGTTTACGTGTGTTCAAAAACAGCATTATGGACCATGTATTTGGTCCAGAACAAGTACATTACAAACAGGACGATAATGAGTACGCAGACGATCCTTTTGTAGAGACCATGCCTCCAGAGCAAGCAGCAAGATTTCAAGAGCATTTGAATTCATTGATGGAAAAAGATAGAACAGGGCATTTGCACGATGGTATCTCCGATGGAGCGCCAGATGCTAAGGTTATTTCTATGGGTAAGTTTAAAGAAGAACGAGATGCTAAAAGAATGATGGGAGAACACAATGAATAACGTTCCAAGACGTGACCGTAATCGCCCATCCTTTGCGGCACCTAAGAGAGATTTAGTAGCAGAAATTAATGCAGATATTGCACGTCGTGCCGCTTTACCTAAAGATGATCCAGACTATGCAGTAGATGACAGCGATACTACCGGAGTTATGGGTATCCGCGATAGCGCTGCTCTTAGAGAGAATGCCTCTAAGTTAACCCGCGACTCTAGAAAAAAGTAGGTCCTTATGGCTAAGGACATATTGCCTGTAACGCCTCCAGAAAATCAATTTGATGAGGTTCCTCAGCAACAGCTTCCAGATTCAAGAGAAGCACGAGAAGCTGGCCTATCTGAAGTTGAAGGTGTTTCCTCTCGTACCCACGCTAATGGTAAACCCAGAGTTCTTTTTCAAGAATCTACTCAAGAAGATCCGTACACCGGAGATCTAACTCATGAGGGTTTTAACTACATCGAGACATTATTTAAGAATAATCCTAGTAGCAGCCGACCTTTAGCTTGTGAAGCTCCAGGTACTCGTCACAGAGGAAATGCAACATCATTTATCAAACTTCCAGGTGAAAACACTCACAAGCCTGTCTGCGGCCACCACTTAGAGAAGTATCTTCGTGAGGGTAGATTAAATCCTACACAAGAACAAACCGCTCCGTATGAAACCTTTGGTGGTGGAGAAAACTATACCCACTATCCAATAACTGAAGGGCACCCACTAGAATATAGAATTCATAAAGCCAAGCAAAAAAAGATGGCTGAGTTCAGAGACGAAAAGTTAGCACACGACCTTGGTGCAGAGAATTGGTCTGCTCGTAAAAAAACTCTTCACGGTCCTGGTAGAGCACCTAAACCAGAGACTGAAGGAGAAAACTGGTGGGACATCAGCGGTCTTACCGAAGGCGCCACACCAGAAAACAATATTGAGTCTGTAGTGCAGCAGGCTAAACAAAGTGGTGGTAAAACAAGAGTTCATCTAGCACACCAGGCATTGATACATGCTTTGGGGGTCGGTGGTTCAGAACCAAACAAGGCTGTATATCTAACTAAGTCCAGAGAACTAGGGTTATCGGATACAGAAGCTCAAAGTTTATTAGTTCCGGCTATTCAGCATCACAAGAGAATCACTGGCTCGGCAAGCGTTATTCCAGAACCTGTTCAAACAAAGAGCAGATTTAAACAAGCTGCAGAAGATGTAGTTCGTGATCGTGCTGAAACTATGACCCAAGATGATGTTAAAAAGTTTGAAATGGATACTTCTGGCTCTCCATCTCTGCAAGAGCACTACAACACTTTGGGTGTTAAGCCTGGTGCTTCTTGGGATGAGATTCACGATGCGTATAGAACAAAGGCCAAGACAGCCCACCCTGACGTAGAAGGGGGAAGCGTAGAGGCTATGACTAAACTCAACTTAGCCCATCACGCTTTACGTACTTCTCGCCTAGGAGCAAGCGCTTCAGAGCCTCTCAATGTATTTCAATATATGGCTGACCAGATTGGAGATATCGGTCCTCTACCTACACGTAGGACCGCGTTCGACGAGGCTGCCGAGTCTGCTAGGATATCTAATCTAATGCAGCCGGGTATACCTACGGCGAAGTCTACAAAACGTACATAAGGAGCACACATGTCGATACCAATCCTTGGACAGGGAAACAACCCTGCTGATCAAGGTACATACACAGAGATTAAAGATGACGGTCCTAAGATCCGTCTTCTGTATTGCTATAACTGTAAGACGATTGAAGAGTTACCAGACTTTGAAGGCAACCCAGATGATGACGTGTTGCTACAAGTATTAGTTGAGAAGCACGAGTCAGCAGGAATTCCTCACACAGGGTTCATGGCAAAGATCGGTGCTAAAACTTATGCACGTCCTGAGGTAAAGAAGCAAGTTGTAGAAAACTTACGTAACCGTGTAGGTGGCGGTCTTGCTGATATTGACCCAGACTATTACACAACCAAGGCAACTTTCTTTGATGATGCTATGAAATGCTACGCTGAGCATCTTCGTCCAAAGGAAGATTGCGGAGATTGGCGTGCAAAGAACAAGCGTTTAATTCCAAAGGGAACTGATGCATTACGTAAAGATTTAGGTTTAGAATCAGCTGCTAAGTCAGCAAGTACCAATGTATTTCTTTGCGATTTCTGTCCTGTAAAAACACACTATGTAACAAAGCAGCGAGAAGCTGCAAAACTATACGAATAGGAGCAACACATGTCAAAAGAAACAGCAGCAACAGAAGAAAAACCAAAGCCAAAAACAGGCTTTGCCGTGCTTGTAGACCAAGACGGTAATATGTTCGTAGAGCGTAACCCACAGGTATTCTCTATTCCAGTAGATCGAGAAGCTACATTGGTAGAGGTTCGTCGTCTATGTTCAGAGATTCTTATGGATCTTCAAGCCCAAGCAGCAGCTGAGTACACCGTGCTCCGTATGCAGGCTGCTGACAGAGCTGAAGAATCTAAGTAAACCCTGACGTACCGACAAAACAAGTGAAAGAATAGGGCTATGAACTTTGTAGATGCTGTAGCCAAGAGCGGGGATATCCCTGCGATTTCACCAGCATCCACATCCTATTTCAGCGCACCGTCTATGGATCTAGACCAAAAACTATTTGATCCTGAAGAGCGTCTGAAGGTATCCATTAGAGAACCTATCCTTACTCTGTTATTTAACTATTTAGATAGTAAGTTCTCTAATGCTCATACTTGGACCAGGGCTTGGTTAGCAGGCTCTGGTGTTTCATATCAGTGGGAGGCTTCACGTCAACCCGGTGATCTAGATTGCCTGGTTGGAATAGATTATGTGAAGTTTCGTGAATCTAATCAAAGCTACGCCGGTTATTCTGATGCTGAAATTGCAAAGACAATCAATGAGGGTTTTCATGAGCAATTGATGCCAAAGACGGCTAACTGGAATGGCTATGAACTTACATTCTATGTCAACGAACAATCAGACATAAGGGATATTAATCCTTACGCTGCCTATGATCTTATTTTAGATGATTGGACAGTTCGTCCTGAAAAAGTGCCACATCCTCCTAAGAACTCTATTTGGGAACAAAAAGCAAATAGAGATTATGAGATGGGTTCGGAACTAGTAGGTAGATACTCCTCGGCTTTGCAAGAAGCTAGAGCGGCAACAAACCCTGCTCATCGTGTTAATGCTGAATCTAAGATTAAGCATGCTGCTGAGCAAGCAAGTGCTTTTTATGAGGATATCCACCATGGTCGCAAGATTGCGTTCAGCCGCATAGGCGCAGGATATTCTGACTATAACAACTATCGTTGGCAAGCCGGTAAAAAGACCGGAGTTATTCAAGCTTTAAAAACTATTAAAGATCAGAAAGATGCAGCTGAATCTGCAAGCCAGGTTCAGACCTATGGTGTAGAGCTCCCTGACACCAGCACATTGATTCGGAGATCGCTTAGAGGATAAATGAAAACAGCATTCGTTGCATTAGAAGGTGTACTAAAAACAGAAACAGGCGATCCAATACCAGAGGGCATAATGCTTTACCGCATATTGGCTGAACATTATCGGGTCATAATTGCCTCAGACATGTCAATAGGACAAACAGATCATTGGTTAAGGTCTAACCTAATTGTCGGCTACGGAGATATCTATGATGATAGATATTTCTTTGAGGGCCAAGACTTACGTGCCCGCCAGCTAGCTGTAGCTAAATCTAAAGGTCGAGTCGAGCTGTTCGTTGATCCGGACGCCGACCGTTGTGCCATGGCTTTGGCTAACAATGTACCTACATTGATGTTTGCATCCCCTAGATTTGTACGCACCAGTCGCCAAATAAAGCCTTGGGAAGAGCTGCGAGAAGAGGTGGAGCGCCAACGCTTAGCCATGCTTGAGGCAGAACTCGGCAGCAATGTTAAGAGATTTGAATGAATCTAGTATTTATGGGGGGCGAGGTCCCCTCCCATCGCCTGCTCCTTTTAGATAGCAATGTCAAACACATAGGTCTCAGCTACTGGGGCCTAGCTAAGCGTGGTCTGCCTAAGACCAAGAACTATCTATTATCAGAGAAGTACCCTGATGATGTTAAAGTTTATATCGATGGCGGCGGCCGGCACGCTGATGCAGCTGGCTTGAGCACCCGTGAGCTGGAAGACTACGCCGCATCCTTCGAAGACTTCATAGCCAATAACTATGATCATATAGCTGGAGTAATTGAGTTCGACTCACAAGTCCTGGGATCTGAGTGGATTGCGGAGCAACGCAAGACTTTGGGGTTTGAACTTCAAGATAAATACTGGCCAGTATGGAAGCCTGAAATGGGGCATACAGCCCTTTTTGCGCTGGCTGAGAACTGGGCAAACGTAGCCTTACTCGGAGATGCAATAGAGTCTGATACGACCTTAGCGGGGCGTACACGGGCTCTACAGAGCCAGTTTGGCACTGCCTTCCACGGCCTTGGTTGCGCCAAGCCAGACAACCTGCGCCAGGTTCCTCTTGAGACCGCTAGCACCCTATCTTGGCTCTCTCCAATGATGCGTGGGGAAACGATAGTCTGGGATGGCACTAAACTAGTGCGGTACCAGAAGAAGCAAAAAGACCAGGCTCGTCCCCGTTATAAGGCAATCATAGAGCGGGCTGGACTAGACTTCGACAAGATTATTAATGATGATAGTAACGAGGTAACTCGCCTCGCTATTTGGAGCTACCTGCAGCTGGAGGAATCCTTGGATAAGAAAAAGCCCCCTCACTTAAGACTGTTATCTGATAACAGTGACGATAGTAATGGTCCCGGTTCTGCGGAAACACTAGGTGTGGATCCTGATAACAGCACCCTAGAAGTGCGGAAAGAATCTGAGGTTTCAACTAACAGAATAGTTACACGAGACCCCTCAGAAACTATGAATTTACCCGTATTTTCAGTAACTACGAAGACCGTTATTGATAAAGATGAGTCCGGTAAAGACCTGATAAGAGACGTTTCTGTACTTGGAACTAACCATTCTTCTTTGAGACAATGTAACACATGTTTTGTTGCTGCAAATTGCCCTGCTTTTAAACCTGATAACACTTGTGCATTTAACCTTCCAGTAGAGGTCAAGACTAAAGACCAACTTAAGGGATTGCTCAACGCCATAATCGAGATGCAAGGTGCTAGAGTTGCCTTCGCTCGTTTTGCAGAAGAACTCAACGGCGGTTATCCAGATCCCAACACCGGACAAGAGATTGACCGACTCTTTAAGATTGTAAAACAACTCAAAGAGTTGGAAGACAACAGAGAATTCGTTAGAATGACCGTAGAGCGCCAGACATCTGGCGGAGTTATGTCGGCCCTTTTTGGTGACCGAGCTAACACCCTCAAGGAGCTACCAAACGGTGGCTTGAATGAGGAAGAGACGAGTAGAATAATCTCAGACAACCTAGAATAGAAGGGCACGGCTTTGTTTTCATTTAAACTAACAGAAGACTTCGTTAACTCATATAAGGACAAGCCAGTACCTTGGGGATATAAGGATGCTGCCGGTAATTCGGTAGGGGAGATTACCTTCCTTCGTACTTATTCCCGACTCAAGGCTGACGGAACCAAGGAAACTTGGACAGAGGTTTGTGAGCGAGTCATCAACGGTATGTATTCTTTACAGAAAGACCATGCCAAGACTAACCGCCTTCCGTGGAACGATGCCAAGGCACAGTCTTCTGCCAAGGAAGCCTACGATCGACTTTGGAATCTTAAGTGGACTCCACCAGGGCGAGGTCTATGGGTAATGGGAACCCCTATTGTTAATGTTGATAGGAACTCTGCAGCACTTCAGAATTGTGCTTTCGTATCTACAGAATCTATGACCAAGCTCAACCCAGCCAAGCCTTTTGCTTTTCTAATGGAAGCATCTATGCTCGGTGTAGGTGTTGGATTCGACGACAAGGGCGCAGACAAGGACTTTACTATTTATGAGCCACAACCAGATACCGACCCAATTGTCATCCCAGATACCCGCGAAGGTTGGGTTGAGTCAGTCACCACCCTCATCAATTCCTTCCTCAAGCCAGATTGCAAGGCTCCAGTATTTGATTACAAAGAAATCCGTCCAGCAGGCACTCCAATCAAAACGTTTGGTGGAACCGCAGCAGGACACGAACCACTAGAAAAACTCCATAACCACATTCGTCGTATATTTAAGGGGCGTGTAAATGAAAAACTTAATCGCAAAGATATCGCTGATATTGGTAATCTCATTGGTGTGTGCGTTGTTAGCGGCAATGTTCGCCGCAGTGCAGAGCTTTTAATTGGACGCATTGACGACGCAGACTTTCTGAACTTAAAGAATGCCGAGGCGTTCCCAGACCGCAACTCCTACGATCCAAAGAATCCGGGTTGGGCTTGGATGTCAAACAACTCTGTATCTGTAGAGGTAGGACAAGACCTATCTCCCATCATTGATGGTATTGCCCGCAACGGTGAGCCAGGCGTGATTTGGATGGACGTTACTCGTAAGTACGGACGTTTGGCTGACCCAATTAACAATAAGGATTGGAGAGCGCAGGGATATAACCCTTGTGCCGAACAGTCTTTGGAATCCTTCGAATGCTGTACTTTGGTTGAGACATATCTAAATCGTCACGACAGTTTGGATGATTTTAAGAGAACTCTGAAGTTTGCATATCTTTATGCCAAGACTGTGACTCTACTTCCAACACACTGGGAGGAGACAAACGCCATCATGCAGCGTAACCGTCGTATTGGAACATCTATTAGCGGAGTTGCTAACTTTGCTGATAACCGCGGCTTGCCGGAGCTCAGAGCTTGGATGGATGCGGGATACGAAATCATCAAGAACTATGATCAATCATACTCAGAGTGGTTAGGTATTCGTGAATCTATCAAGATGACGACCGTCAAGCCTTCTGGAACTGTGTCAATCTTAGCCGGTGAATCTCCTGGAGTGCATTGGCCTGTTGGAGGTAAGTATTTCCTTAGAGCAATTCGCTTTGCTAATAGTGACCCTATGCTTCCTCTATTTAAGATGGCAATGTACCGAGTTGAGCCTGCGAGTGAGTCTCCAGACACAACGTCAGTCGTGTTCTTCCCGGTAAAGTCCGGGGCGGTGCGTTCTGAAAAGGATGTAACTATCTACGAGAAGATGGCGCTCGCAGCTACAGCACAGCGGTATTGGTCAGATAACTCGGTATCAGTAACTATAAGCTTTGATCCCGAGACAGAGGCTAAGCACATCGGTACGGTCCTCCACATGTACGACGGGCAGCTGAAGACAGTTTCGTTCTTACCATCAGGTAACACTGTATATCCACAGATGCCGTACACTCAGATTACAGAAGAAGAGTATGAGCAAGCAATTATGACCTTATTCCCTATTGACTTCAGTGGGGTGTATGCCGGAATGGCGGCGGATGCGATCGGTGAGTCTTACTGCACTACCGATGCCTGCGAGGTTAAGTTGATCAAAGATAATAGTTAATGGTGTAGCATTTAATCACTACTAGTACAGGAGATACCATGGAAGACCTCGATCCAGACCTATTCGATGAAGAGTTCGACGATGAAGAATTCGAAGACTTGGATTTCGATGAGGAAGATATTGATGAGTTGGAAGATTTATTGCTAGAGGACTTCGACAACGAAGCCTAAAAATCGCCAACACAAACATTTGGCCCCCGCCTCAAATTGAGGAACGGGGGCCATTTGCTTGTACAGTCCTGTCCGGTACTGTTAATCGTTTTTACAGGTGCAACCTTGACAGTCGCATCCGCTTTCTTCTAACTCTTTCTTGACATCATTGATAGTCTTTTCAGGAATACCAGTAATGTCTATAACTGTTTCATAATCCATTACGCATCCACCTTATAGGTCATTGCGCCACTAAAGAATGTTGGCTTCTCTTTATCATCAAAATTACCCGGTGTTAGCTTGATGCTTTTACGAGGGGTAAGTTCAATAACTGTCGCCTTGATGTGACGCTTTGCAGCAGAGGCATTTGCCCACGCTGTAATATTTGCAACTTCAGTATCGCCTACTTCATTATTGACGAATACTTCGCATAGCCATGCGCCACCTTTATTGATGTTCTTACGCAAAGCTACTTTAATAGTCTTATTGATTTTTTTAGCCATGTGCTTAGTTTATCCTAACTTTATACCGGTTGAATCAAACCCGACAATCTTGAGGTCACGGATAATATTTTTAGCCGCTCTCCAATCCCCTAGGGAATTGCCCCCAAAGAATACCACCTTGCCGGTCTCGGGATTACGAACACGGATGTGTTGCTTGCCCTTGGTTACAGATACTTCTAGCCCGGCAGCTTCTAATGCCGTAACTAGCTTCTTTATATGCTTGTCTCTTACTTTGACTGATGCCATTTGCATAGTCTCCTCCTCTCTTATCGTTCAGTTTTTGATCATAGTTTGTTCGCCTATACTATATACGTAAGCTCCTTAGACTACGAGCTCACATCGTCGGTGGGGTCCTCCGGAGTGCGACCGGGGGTCTCATCATTCATAAGCGAGATGCGGGATATATGAGCAAACTCTCCTGGTCTGTTCAAGTCCCTGATATTTACCCATTCACCTTTGTTACGGTCATACACAGATAAAGACCACTCCGCGTTCTCCGCAACCCTAGGGTCATCAATACGCCACTTTGCAATGGATATATCAAACTGAAGGGTGAGACGGTAATGCATGTTGTCCATACTTCCCTCTCTATAAGTTGTTGATTAGATTTTGCATTTTGAGTAGTGCTGTTTGTACGTTGAGGTCAGCCATTCTCCTTTCCTCTGCTTGTTTGCGTAGCTTCTCTACCTCTCCTTCACTAGGAAAGTAATCGAAGATTTCTTCAGTTGGGTTGTAGTTCAGTTGTTTATTAGAGTATGACGGTTCTTCATCTACTTGTTTTACAAGCTCACCGTTTCTATACATACGGTAGCCGCTAAAGTCACAGCCAGGTTCGTCCCAGCAGGCGTAGATGTTTGTGTTGGGGAAGCGAGCAGCTAGCACGTCGTACACTTTGAGCGGTGGATTCCATGCTGAATCAAACTCGTAGGTTATAGTTCGTAATCCCGGAAGCATTGGGCTTGTTATATCGGAAACAATCCGAGCATCTACATCCCATTTAGTATCCCAGTTAGTTATTGCCCAGTCATACCAATCTTTAGCACCATACTTTTCTAGGTTTGATTTACCTACAACCTCATCACGTACAGGTGAGCTTTGATCTTTGAGTTCCTGTGGCATTTTGACTACGCTACTAAGTGAAAAAGGTGTTGAGTCCCCTTCCACTATACGAACTAGTTGTTCCATTTCCTCGGGATCACCTTGGATCACGAGTGTGTTAGTACACCAATTTGGCATTTGTATTGTTTCCCTTACTTTGTTGATTGAAATAGATTTGCATACACTTTTGGATGCAACTCTTTACGCATTGTGGCAAAACTTTCAGGAGGCCAGCCTGCGCTGAAGGCTCTCTTCAAGAGTACTGCCAGTGAGTAATCATCGTCTTCTTTGAAGGCAATGTCAAGGAAGACATGGGCTTGAGCACCGCCACCTCGTTCATACGAGAGTGCTGCATTCAAGGATGCAATAGATGCTCTGTATCCTTCAGGCGCTACTAACAATAGCCAACGCCAAAGACTTTCGATGTCATCTACATTCTCTTCGGTAATGCTCCCTAATAGATAGTCACGAACTACCACATCTTTGAGAGACACAAGTAGTACCGCTACATCTTTGTAGTCTAAAGATTTACCACCTTTAGAGAACTCTGATAATAGTTTGTCAAAGGTTTTGGCTCCAAGCCTACGACCCTCGTCATCCTCTACTGGAGCAACATTTGAGATGTGCTGCAATAGCTCTGGAATCTCATCATAGATAGTTAAAGATGCTTTTAGAGCGTCAAGACTATTAAACGGCAAGGGTGTGCCATCCAATACTGTCTCAAGAGCAAGTTTTGAATCTTTGATGTCAGGCATTGGGTATCCGTTGGGAGGGCTGTCCTCTTCAAACAATGACACATATCTACCGGTGAATACAACTATAGAATCTACAACGTTGATTTTGTAATGGTTAAACGTAACCTGTAGATCTACAACAGACTCAGGGTTTTCTATATGTTCTGGTAAGTAACTAACTATGACGACATCTTCAACCCCCTGTCCCATAATCATCTTTGCAAGACGCATGTAACCATCAAAATTACTTTGTTCAGGATAGTCCACACGCATTGCAGATTCTACTTTGTCATCTTTTAACGCGATGACAACAATAGATTCTTTTGGTTCATACCCAACTAAGAAAGGTACAGAAGTTACTAAGTCTTCTGTGCTACTTATTGCTGGCATTTTTACTCCTTTTCTTTTTAGGTTCTTTTTTGACTGTTACTCGCAAGGTTCCATCTGGCATAGGCCATTTGTATGGTAAGTCATCAGATACATCAAAGCAATAATGCATAGGCATCTTGCGTTGAAGATTAGATTGATGGCTTGTATGGAACTCTTCATTACCCATCCACCATGGATTGGTATAAGCATCGGCGGGTATGTGATCCATTAACTCCATAACTTGATCAGCTACAGAATCTTTGTATCCTAGTGATACCCATCGATTACACATAGAGAGGATGTAGATAGACAATAAGCCTTCGTGACCTCTCCACATGACTGCGGCAGGATGGTTTACCCATCCTTTGGTCATACCTAAGTTAGCTTTGAGTATCTGTAAACCTTCTACTCGTTGCTTACCTAAGCGTTTTGTATCTAGTGTTCTGGCTACCTTGCGGTAATCAGGAAACGGCAGGAAGGTGTTGACCATCGTCTTCACTTAGTCCTAACATAGGGAGTAAATCCGCTTGCCCTTTCTTGATGAACAAGCGGACTACTGCTCTTTTGTATTCTTCATAACGCTCATCTTCTTGAAGTTTAAGTTGATTAACGTCGGTATACAGCTCACGTTTACTGCTGTACATATTGTGGTTCCAATGAGTTATCTAACGCCCATTCCTGTGGTTCAGAGATAGGCTCGATGGTTAGTTCTGACACATTGCCATCGATGATTAAGTCAGAAGCGTGCAGAATGAACATCTGTGCATCTTCATAGTCATTGAATGGTCCAATTAGTGTTTCAGTGACACCGTCAAATACTACGTACATGGTTGACCTCCTTTTGTTTGTGTTGGATTACCGCATACGGGAGCGCTTTTTGATTGCCCCAGTAACAATAGACTTAGCGAATGGAAGAAGATCCTCGGCGCTATTAACACGTCCAAAGATCTCAGCACCATGACGGAACTCGTCTGGCGTTCTGTTGTACTCAGTGATGAGTTGATTGTAACCCTTGTCACTCATGATAAGCGTCATGGCTGTTAGAACACCGCGGGATGCGATGCGGGTAATCAACAGGTCGTTCTTCTCGGAGTTAAACTCACCGTCAGTAATTAAGAACAACATCTTGTTCTTTTTACGTGAGGCCATGAGTAACTGTTCAGCTGCAATCAACGCTGGATACGGATGAGTACCACCGTTGCCGTAGATGAACTTGTATTGTGTGCGATTGGCTTTTTCGTCTCGAGTATAAGCAACCTCGTTCTGGTCATCAAATGCATAGACAGTCACTGGAGCCTCAATGTGCTCAAGAGCACGCTTGATAGTCCAACAGGCCACCGATGCTTTTTGGTCATTGCGGCCGCTAGACATAGAGCCTGAGCGATCGACAAGGATTACAGCCTCAATGTCACAGCCATCATCGCCTTCATCCCAACGGTCGAATGCTTCGTCAGGTTCACAGCCTTTCATAACTCGATTGACATTGAATTTACCAGTAGGAGTTTCTTTGACCCAATGAGGTTCAGAGTCATCACGCAAGCGTTGTAACTCTCGTGCGAAACGACGATAAGCAACGATTGCTTCTGCTGGTGCTGCGGTTAAGTCAAACTTGCCACGCTTTGTAGCATCGTCGTGCTTACCATCACCACCAACGATTACACGTTGCTTAGTCTTGATGTCTTGCTGTACATCTTTACGTGCAAGTACATCGTCAATAGCGTCGGATAACATTCCTTTGATTACATCTTTAGGAACGCCACCTACGCTTGGATTGTGTCCAGAACCAGCAGGCTGTGGGGTGTGTGAATCTACACGAGAGTCACGCACATCCAATGCTTGCTGTTGTGTCATAGTGCGTACAGGACTACTGCCTTGCCCATTGTTATTGTGCTTACTATCTACAATGTCTTTAGGATCAATAGTTCCTGTACCTGGTTCTGGTGTTTGTTTTGGTTTGCTAGGAGTGTATGGACTTTCTGGTGTGCCCATACCTCGAGCACGTTGAGAGTCTTTTTCCTGAGCCTTACCAGGTTCTGGTCTGCCTTTAGCCACAGGGGCACGACGACCGCATCCATTTGGACCACCGTGAGGTGAGTTAGGATTTCTATGCATATCATCGAGTATGCCTGTTGGCTTGAGCACTAGGTCATTGAGTTCTTTGATTAGTTCTTGTGCTCGCTTGTAGTCCTTAGGGAACGTAAGCAAGCGATACTCATCAACAACTCTTGCGATAACTGGAATTAGATTAGGGAAAGCAAAAGCATCTCTGAATGCTTCTCTAATCTCTACAGGCAGATACCTGCGACCACGAATGGCAATGTAATTGCCTGCAACTTCATCTTCACTCTCTGCCAGCCACCTAGCACAGGTTGCTGTAAGGAATGGGATAACAGATGGAAACCTTGCGGTAAACAAAGTCTCGATGCGTTGGTCCTCGAGTATATTCATACTCTCCATGTAGTTGTTCTCCATTACCCACTTCATCATCTCTGTTCCCTTGCGGGGTGTATACAGGTGATGACAAAGCTCGTGGTAATTAAGACCAGTTACTTGTGTCAATGTTTCCAGATCCATATCAGTGATATGTTCTGCATTGAATGTGATTGACGCACCGTCTGACCAAGCCGGAGCTGGACCAGACGTCACGACATTGACTGTTACAGGGTCGCCAGACAGAACTCGATCGGCTTGCTCATACACACGACATAGTGTGTTAAGTCGCAAGGCACGCTCTTGTTCTTCTTCTTCTCTGGCGGCACCATAGAAGCCATCATTGAACTCGTCTTGGAACATGATGTCCTTTCTTAGACATTAGCAGGAGCGAATTGACCCGCCCACTCTGCAAGTTTCTCGTCTGGTGATTTAGATTCTGGTTGTTGTTCTACAACAATTGGAACCTCAATACCAAAGTCAGACTTGATGTTGTGTTCGAATGTCTGGAAGACAAGACGCACAGATGCAGCCTCGTCAGCAGAGAAGTGAGCGATGAAGTTCTCAACTGCGAACTCATAGCCCAATGCATCAACGAACTGATGGAACTCCATAAGCATGTTGGTTGAGATTGGTGTCTCATACTGACCCTTAGCAGCTTCAACGCGAAGCTGACGAGCCAATGCCAACAATGACTTGGAATCAACCAACTTGTTCTCAACCTTGTCATCGTAGTCCCAAGGGATTTGGATGTCGAAACGGTTGCGGAACGCAAAGTTGAGTGGTGTTGTACCGATGTAGTCTGGATTCATAGTTGCGTATACAGTCAGGTCTTTGTGAGCCTGAATAGTCTCGCCAAGATGATCGAGGAGCGTAATGCTACGACGACCGTCCATCAATGAATACAGAACTGTGTAGATCTTAGGGTTGATGAAGTTAACTTCGTCAAGGAGAAGAACCCCGCCATTACGAACTACATCAGTTACAGGACCATCAATCCATACCCAGGAGCCGTCAACCATTGTCATCTTGCCAAACATTTGGCTAGGTTCCATAGTTGCGTTACCAGATACGGTTGCTAACTTGAGCTGACGCTCAGCAGCCCAGGCTTCGACAGAGGTTGTCTTGCCGGGACCGGTAGGGCCATAGATAAGAACGTTAATGCTGTTACTACGAGCATAGTCAAAGATCTCGAAGTCATCACGACTCCAAATCTGACGATGAACATACTTTTCAGCGAGTTCTTTACGTGGCACTGACGCTAGCGCTGCATACACTGGGGCTGCTGGTAGTTGGATTTCAAACTTATCCAATGCAGCCTCGTTGAGTTGTGGTGCTGGCTGTGCGGTTGTTTGTGTTGGAGCAGTTACAACCGGCACTACAGAACCTGGCTGACGACGTCCATCAATAACATAGTCTTCAAGCGTGGCGTCACGCTGTTCGACTCGGCTATAGATTTCATAGATGATGTCAAGCACTGGGTCTGTTGATACGGTTGCTTTGGTGTGAGCCTGGCACGCTTTGGTACCAAGGACAGGAGAGTAACCCTTGTCTGTCATAGCACGCTCATCTGCTGACGTAACATATACGCCGACTGGTGTGCGTGTAAGACACTCACCTGCACCGATCTGTCCCACGAGACTGTCGAGATCAATTTCGTCCCACTTATTGTGTGGACCTTTGGTCCCGTCAGTGTTGCGTGAATAGATTCGTACGTTGTCACCGTGTGGTGTGATTAGAACCTGACGGCGCTTAGCACCCATAATCGGTTCGTACGACTCTGTGAATATAGCGATATCCATTTCCTACCCCTTCTCGGTATGTGGATTCGTTTGCTATCGTAGTGATAGCACTATCGGCTAGTCAATGGGACACGCCGATAGTTCCCCAACGATTTGTTGGGAAATCTATTGCCCTCGTAATTTGTAAATCCCCCGGGGTTATACCTCTAAGGCATACCCCGGGGGCATCTTGTATGGTTTACACATGAAGCCTAAAGGGGCTGGAACCTTAGCGACTACGGGCTTGCTCAAGTAACTACTCGCGGCAGCGCTCAGGCGGACTAACTAAGTCACGTTCGGGCATCTGCTCAACGGGATACTGTTTTGCGTTCCGGCTTGGGTCGGATCAAGTATTTAGGGTGATGTTTCTCACCGTACAAGAAACTTGATGCCCCAGTCACACCCATCAACGAAGGGGTAATCACCCGGGAAAGTAAACAGACATACTCCCTTGAAGGTGAGCGATGTTGTCTACTTATAGTTTGGATTCATACCAGTGCAGACGCGATGTGACTGGGGCGTTTGTTATAGTGAGTTAATCACTACATCTCTGCTTTGATCCCACTCGGTAGATGCTAGGTGCAAGTTAGATGTCAGCAATGACTGATACATAACTCCTGGCATACCTTTCTTGATTGCACTAACTAAGGACCAGATGTGTGGGCCAACCTCAGATGGTTGGTTTCGTGTGATGATGTCAATTGCTAGGTCCTTGTGCTCAAGCGCAAATGCAATTGATGCGGCGTATTCAGTCATAACTTTGGCAGATGTTCCACCCTCAGGAGCAGAACGCATGAAAGAACACATAGTATCTAATAACTCATCGTGATTAGTTACTTTTAATAGAAGGTGTGCTAGTACACACTCTTTGTATGACTTGCTTCTCTCTGACAACTGGACAAAACTTTCTGGTATTTGTTTATCAGAAAGAATTACCATCGCAGATAACTCTGGGTCGTGGTTTGAAACATAGATGGTTTGTACAAACTCACCTGTGTAGTTAACCTGTCTTGACATAGGCTGCTATCGCTTTCTCTAGTTCAGTTGGTTGATTGTTTATAATTTGCCCGTACTTGATACGCAACGGAGAACCGTCCCACATCATTGCAATAGGCTTTGAGCCATAATCGGCTTTGCCAGCGCCTGCACAGCGATAGCAATCATCTTCAGAATAGATCTTATGCATCCTAGCGTGACCATGCTCGCACGAATGTTCGTGCCAGTTACGATACTTGTTAGCGTTAAGAACTGTTCTGTTAGGATATTTACACGGGTCATTCCAACAGGTAACTGGTGTGCACCAAACCCTTTGTTTACCTAACCCGCTACACGAACGACACTTTTGAATCTTTGGGGGAGTGTTGTTGTGTCCGTGCTCCAGTATGTATACTCTGCCGTTCTTTTTGTATACGTTTTGAAACCCTCCGTACTCAGTAAGTACTAATCGAACTGACTGAGACCAGGCTAGGTTGTATTGGCTACCCCAAGCAGTCGTAACTGTTGGGGCTTGTATAGTCATAGTGTCATCAGGGTGGTAATACAGAATGTCTACACCTGACCACCTGTCTACGACTGCGATTCTATTCCCTGTTCTGTATTGAAGACGAAGTCCTCGGGAATAAAGCGGACGATCGTGTTTTTTACGACCACCCTTGAGCCATGCAGCTGCTGTTGCATAGTCTTTTACATAGCGGTGTTGCATTTACTTTGCCTCCGCTGTGGAGAACAACGACTCATTGACTGCATCAAATACAGTTTCACGATGTTGTTCCAATTGACGTGGTTCATCATAATCTTCATCAAACCATACGATACTGATTGGATTACGACGAGCACGCTTTGGGGATAGCGCAAATAGAGCCATACCTAGGCCATCGATGATGCCCGTGTGATACGCCCTACTGTGTTGTGAGTCGAGGTCATGAATTTCGAGCTCTTGCTCTACCATCATGCGCTCTATTTTGCTCACGAGTTTGCGTTTTAACATATTGTCCCTTCTGCCGGCGCCGCGATGTTTGTGTTGGCGACCTGCGTGCCGGCGTGGACTATGACATCCACACCGGCTGCCGTATTGTCTGACGGCTAGCAGCCTACGAGGTGAGTTTTCGTAACCTAGTTACTCCCGCTCACGTGTAAGTTCTCGTACCATATTTTCCTCTGAATCCAAGAAGCGTTTGCATTGGAAACATAGGAGAGCATCCTCATCCCACACTGCTTGATACTCAGCATTGGTAATTGGGTTCTCCGGATCACAATATGGATGCCACATTGTCTTATCATCAATGACTTGTTCAATCATCCCATCGCCGTGGTCGATGATGGTTGGTCCCCACGGATTGTAGACGTGAGATAACTTACTGGCATTTGCATTTGCCATTTTCACACTCCCAGTTCTTTTCTGCTTCGGTTTCGGTAAAACCATTGAGGATTTCAATAGCAAGAAACAATTGCTTCTTGAGTTCCTCTATGGTCATAGCTGTCTCTTTTGATATTTTTACTCCAGCCATTTGTTTTCTTTCTCTTGTAGGGTGTGGGCAGAGACGCCATCATCAACGGTATCCTGACTCTAGCCTCGGCGTTGCGTGGGTTACCCCGAGGCAACGCTGTCATCAGCAAACGCATTTAGTCTCTAATGTTTTGAGTGGTTGCTAAGTCGGGATTAGTTTCCCCATGGGATACCCGACTAACCTACAACAGATAAGGTACTTCATACTAATGCTCCTTCTCGGTTCTTGGCCACTCATTATGTCTCTGCCCACGTGCCTGTATAGACGATGAAATCTACACAGGCGAACTAATAACTCTTAGTCGGGAGTATTACTTGCAGCGTTCTAACAGATAGTTATTAACAATCTGCCAATCTGCAGCAGTTACTGGTTCAACTTTGCTGAACTTTAATTCTTTGATAGTAACTTTTACGATGTCACTGATTGCAGCCATCTTATTCCTCCAATCTTGAATAGGTAAGCAGTTTAGCCTTCACTTGCTCAGGTGAGGAAGCAGGTATGTCCCGATGCTTACGGGTCGTGTTTTACCTCAGGTCTCGTCAGACCAACCACAGCACTTTCCCACCCATAGGCGTGAGTAACATTTAAGTAGAAAGCGTCTACACCTAAGCCGTTGCGCTTAAAGCGCAGAGGGCCGGCTGTTATCCATTGTGGGATTACCTTGGTCGTTACTGTGTATCCCCTTCTCGAGGAATTATTCTTCTTCATCAATCAACGGGCTGTTGTAGTTGATGGCTTTCTCTAGCCTAACCTCAGGCTTTTCTGAGACACCGGGGGCTTGTCTCATCAAGTAATCAATGTAGTTATCATTGTTACAACTGATTTTGTTTAGAGCCTCAGTTAGCTCTTGCTGTTCTTCAGGAGATAATTCCATACCCTCTTGTATGTAATTACACGCATAACAATAGGCATAGTTTTTGTACACATACTTGATGCACTCAGTTGTGGCACATTTCGGCTTGTAACTGTAATCCCTGACTATGTACTTCTTCGATGGCATGGATTTCCTTTCGTGTGGGTGTTACTTTGTTCTGTGTTACCAATGAAAACAAGAAGCGGTGAATCTCTGCCTCTAGTTTGTTGTGTAGTTCAACCCATTGTTTCTCTCCAATGGTGTTGGCTATGTCGATCTTTATGTGTAACGAGTTCATTACCATTTCCTTTCTTCAAAGCGTTGAGCAGCCTCGGTGACTGTCTCAAAGTAATCTCCCGTTCCGCACTTGCCTGTGATTTCGTTGTATGTCCATACAACAAAGGGGTGGTGGGGACTGTTTGGTGCCTTGCACAAGATAATCGTGCAATGCTCGTCATTAGTTGAGGGCTTGAATTGCAAGACCTCAGCACCAGTAGAAGCACCGCCATCACCTTGGAGGACGATGCCACAACGAATAACTGTGACCATAATTGTTCCTTTCTATAAAAGTGGGACAAAAAAAGTGCCCCTCACCAATAGCGAGGGACTATTGGTGAGGGGCTTTCCCCTATCCCGTCAGAAAAACTAATCATCTTAAGATGAACAGACGGCACACTGAATTACTAAAGGTATTATCGTGAGACTCACAGCCATAGCCTTTCTTGCGTTGCTTCACTCCGTATGCAGTCTCGGTCGCGTCTCTTACTGCACACTCCGCTCTTACTTGGGTAGGTAACTATCTCCCCGCGGGTACCTCAGGCACCCAAGTCCGTACTACTTCGCTTCTTCACGCCCCCTCTATGATAATAGTTACACCCACATAGATTCCTCGTTCTCGGTGATAATCAAAAGCCTATTCAGTGTGCCCTCTGTCCATCTCAAGACTTCGCGGGGAAGATTTGGTGTATTACGCCAAACTATCTGCATTCTGTGTGCCCATAAAGAAAGACATACACACTATGCAAGTAGGTATCTCATTTTTGTGGGAGATGTCGTTATAGAACTCACTCAGATGCTTGGCGATAACTGTGGCTGCTTCTTGCAGGGAGGTGCAGCACTCATCTTCATCAAACATTTACTACTCCTTTCAAACACTCTCAGGTAGAGAGTGAGAGATACACAGGGAAAAGAACCTCATAGGTCGACAGACCAGTACGTCATAGTCCTGTGTATCCATCACTAACTATCTTGCGTGGCGAAAAAAGGGCGGGGGACTATCCAGCAATACGCCTCATAGGGAGAACATAATGACAGTCACACTCACAGGGAGAGCAGATACACTCACCAGCCTTGTAGCAAACATCCATATGCATCTTATGGCTCTTGACGCATTCACACCTTGAAGCCATAGTAAATCTTGTAGCACTCATAGCAACCTCCTAGTTACCTGATAATAGTTAGAGAAGCCCTGCTCAGACCTGGTGTTACTGATGGTCTGTCTTGGGCGCTAAATAGCAGTAGCCTAATGAGAAGAGCCCCCAACCGACAATGAAAGGGGTCGGCTGAGGGCTCTTCTAGACAGAAGACACAAGTGTTAGTGATAGTTGTAACCTATGCGTATGGAGTCTAGGACACGGCTTGCGCCACATTACACCTAGAGTGTGCCCGATTGGTCGGAACTCCCCATCTATGACCATACATTACTATGGGCATAGAAAGAGGCAGGGGGCGGACATAGCCCACCCCCTGCTTACTTCCATCTAGTGATTAGACTAGTGAAGGCTCTTCTTGCTTGACTTCTACCGAACTATGACCAAATGACCCCCGCAATGCGGTCATTTTCTCCATAGCAACCTTGAACTGAAGGGTGTTCTGGATAGTTGGATAGATTGGGTTGTCGTTCACCTTGGTTAGCAAGGTGATTAGAGTATCAAGGTCATCAGTCAGGGCTTGACCTGAGATGACGGCTTGTGCCTCGGCGTTTGCCTTCTCACGCTTCACCAAGTCGGTGAGGTCGGTGAGGGCAGCAGACATAGCATCAGATGAGAGTGTGAAGTCCAAAAGGTCGGACTTCTTGCCAATAGCGGCTTGGTGCTTCACAATGTGGGAGACTTTGATGTCTGGATACTTATAGACAACATACGCACCCCAAGCCTTGCCACGCATAGTAGCAGTTGGCTTGTCGGTTGTGAATAGGTCAAGCGGGGTAGAACCTGCTTGATACGCTAGAGCAATAGTCTCTAGTGATGCTTCCTTGTCGCCTGATACCAACAGGCGGGCTGTCTCTATAAGAGACAATGTCGTTGTAGACATTTGTTACCTTTCTTCACCCAATGCCATAGAAGGTCTATGGACTGATAAGGGCTAGCAGGTAGGCAGGGCTAACTTGCGGTCGCACCCTGCCCACCCTACGCAGGAAGGTTACCTATCACGGGCATAGATAGAGTGTTCCTATCGTCTGCCCCACTTGGCTCGCTTGAGTTCCAACCCCCTTGTAAATCAGTTTGACACCCCCCACCCTTAAGTCGCCCCTGTCCCCAGTCATCAGCAGCTGAGAGTGACTGCTACGACTCAAAAGGTCAGGCAGTAGCCAAAAGGTGATGAGGTGATGAGGTGATGACCGAAAAGGTAATTTTCATCACACTTGACAAGCTGTGGAGTAAAAAGTCGGGGGAACTATGATCATAAAGAAAAAAGTCGGGGAGCTAGGAATCTAAAATGAGAGTAGCTCTGATAACACCAGGCTCTTTAACGGTTCTAGGCAGTAGCCGGGGGGTGTAGAATACAAAGCATGGCTAAACGATATTACACAAGTGGACTTTCACGGGAAGTACGAGCCTCAATGGAAAGGCTGCGTAACCAAAACGTGCTCAGTGAGGCATCTGGTTACTCTCCATTCGGACCAGGGTATGAGACTGTAGAAGCCCCTACCACGGACGACAGCTTTCCTAGAGCCCTTGTATTGGGCTATAACAAGGACACAGAGACCTTAGTAGTAGTTTTCCGTGATAAGACCTGGGTTATGTACAATGACCCTATCCCAGAGGAAGTATGGGAGAACTTGAAGTACTCAGACTCCACAGGTAAGTTCTTAAAGTACTCAGGTATCGATGACCAGTCTTGGACCGATGTAACTGCCAATCCAGGAGCATTACCAAGAAAGCCCGCTGATCAGCTACGTATGGGACAATCAGAGGGCCGATAGTCTGCTAAGCTAGGTGTATTACACCAAACCGGGCCTCCGAAATTCTGAAGGGTTTTAAATGACGACGCTTGTTGCAATTCAAGGAGATGGTTGGTCTGTAATTGGTTGCGACTCTCGTGCATCCGATGAAGACGGCCGTTATATGGAACTTGCAACATCTAAGGTCATTAATAATAACGGAGTACTAATTGCAGTCTCTGGCGCTTCCCGTGGTGGAAACATTACGCAATTTGGTTGGAAACCTCCAAAACCTCGTGCAACTGAAGATTTAGACATATTTATGACTAAACGCTTTATCCCATCAATGCGTAAAGCTTTTCAAGATGCAGGCTACGACGCTAAAGATGATGGCGATGCAGCATGGCAAGACTCTAACCTTATCGTTTCTGTTAGAGGAACTATCTACCCAATCTTCAATGACTACTCTTGGGACCGAGAAGCCCGCAACATCTACTACGCAGGTAGTGGGGGTGATGTAGCACTTGGAGCTCTCGAAGCCCTTAACTATGCCAAAGTAGATACACCGGAGGCCGCCGAAAAGATTCTTCGCAAGGCAATTGAGATCGCCTGCAAGCACGACATCTATTCTGGTGGAAAGATCTATACATACATACAAGAAGGCTGATTTCTGTCATCATTGGCGAGTTCGACCGAACAATCACATTGATCAAGTGAGGAAACTTTAATGGCTTATAACAATGCGGGCAACGTTGTAGATTCGTCTAACAACGTCGCTGTAGATTTCGTGTGGGGTAACCTTCCTACACAACCTAACGATGAGCGTGCTGATGGCACACCTACTGCAACACTTACAGTTGGTGGAGATCAGAACGTTCAATGGACTAACAAAAGCACAATTGCTTCTGCTCGTCTAAACCCTGCTCTTGGAAACCACGCAGATGTTGAAACTGCATGGTCAGGATTCCCAGACTTCACAGCTAACTCAGCTGGTGAGAAGCTATCTGGCGTTTACTACATCTCAGTACCTTCAGTTCTTGGACTAACAACAGCATTAGCTGTTGATGCTCTTAAGGATGCTGGTTACGAAGCAGCTAACATTACAACTGCAACAGCAGCTACAAACGCAGCTGGAAGCATTACAGACATTGACCGCACAGCAGGTTCAACAACTGTACAGCTTACAGGTACCGGATTTACTGCAGCTTACCCAGTTGGAACAAAGATTACAGTTGCATCAACAGGAACTGTTGATGGTACATGGACTGTAACTGGAAATGAAAGCACTAACAAGATTACCTTTACCTCAAATGCGACAACCGCACTTACTTCAGGTACAGGTTCAATTATTGGTGTAGCAGGAACCATCAAGACTCAGTCAACTGCAGCTGATGCGAACTCAATTCTCACAACAGCTACAATTACTATCACACCTTGGGCTGCAGCTTCATAAATCAGCCTTACAACTTAATAGCGCAGAGGCCGGGATTAAACACCCCGGCCTTTGGCATTTCATGAGAGTATTACCTTATGGCCAAAACCAAGAAGAACCGACAAGGGTTGACACTGCATAGACATAACACGAACACTGTGGGGCGTCTTGGCGGCGGCCAGCAACTTTATGGGGTGCCGTGGTATTCGCTATACTATGGGGTAGGATTCGGCGGCTATGGGGGCTACGATGGACAAGGCTATGGAAATGGGGAAACCGATGGACAAGCAAGTACTAGCACCGGAGGAAATGTCGGAGCTGTTGGTGGAATCGGGGGAGAGGGAACAATGTGACTCTTGCTCTGCCAGAGCAATGGTAAAAGTATCCCTATCCTTTGGGGAACTATGGTTTTGCCTGCACCACTACAATAAAAACGCTGAAGCCCTTACAAATAAGGGCGGGATTGCTAAACTTCTTAGTATTACAAACTAGATCGGGGTCTTGATGATTAACAACTTTAGGGGCAAGAACATAGTCCAACCCACCGGAGGATCCCGCGGTGGATGGGCAAACAAAGTTTTTGGAATGCTACGTGCCGCCCCTATGGCAGATATGCAACTTAAGATGTACGGCGCACAGCAAGAAAAACTTACTGAAGAGATGGGTAAGCGTAAAGTTGGCGAGGCTGCTGCTAAAGCTGCTGGAAATATTATTCAGCAACGGATGCAAAGTTCAGATTCGTTAGAGCATGCTAAGAATGTTCACAACACTGTTTATCAACAGTATGGTGAAGATCACCCAGATGTTAAAGCTGGAAAAGTTAAGGCTACCGATTTCGTATTTCCAGGTATGGCTGCTTATGGTATGCCAGAAAATACTGGCTCTATGACTTGGTCATCTCGTTCTGCTGCACAGGCTGCAGAAACTAAGGCAGAGATTAAGTCTCGTGAACAAAACGCAACTGTTAGCGAAGGCGCAACAAAGAAAGATGACAACACTGGTGAGACAAATGTTCCAGCACCTAAAGTAACTCCACCTTCCGCAACTCCACCATGGCACCGAGGTTAATCAATGGCTAAAGATAAAAACCGTAAAAAAGGAATTGTTGATCCTCGTAAAGCAGAGCGTGCTTCAAAGCGTGCTGCAAGCAAGGCAGACAAGGCAAAAGCTGATGCTGATTTACAAGGTAAAGTAGAAAAAGCAAATACCATTGCTGCTGCTATTCAAGAAAATAGACCAGAAGATACTACTCCTGCAGCTACCGCTTCTGTTACCCCACCAACTTCAGTTCCAAAACTAGATGATGATGTAAAGCTTGGTTACGCTGATCGTCCTATTCCTCGTGGAGAACGCCCTATCCCAACACTAGATGCAGCAGATGTTGCAGATGACGCATTACAAGCAGCAGCTATTCGTGATGATGAGCGTCGTCAAGCTTTAGCAGAATCAGGTGAGGCTGTTCAACCACGTACACCTCTTGATGTTGTTAGAGGTATTCAAGACCGTCGTGCTGCTGAAGAACAAGAACGTGTTGCAAATATGACACGTGTAGACCTTCCAAGTAATGTTGGAGAAGGTTTTGATGAAGTAACTGACGCAGAAGCAGCTCGTAGAGCTTCAGGACGTACAGCACGTCGTGGCACCGGTATTGTTGATTTTAGAGATATTGCTAGCGGTGGTCGTGAAGGAGCAGGACTTACAGCCGAACAACAAGCACGTGCACAAAGTCGTTTAGAAGGAAGAATAGATAAGTCTTTAGCTTTTGAAGCTACAGGAGGAGACGCTTCTACACAAGGTTTCCGTCCTTATACAGATACCCCAGAAATTTTAGCTACAGCTCGTCGTCTTAAGACAACAGAGCTTATGGATCAAGGAAAAGAAGTTACACCTGAGGCAGTTGAAGAAGGCCTACAAGGTGGACCACACCAGCGTATGGCCCGAATCATTCACCATACAGGTATGACAGCTGAAGAAGTTCAGAGCCATATTGGTGGTCGCCCTTCTATTGCAACTGATAAATTAAATGAGTTGCACGAAACTGTAATGAGAAACGTACGCTCACGTCGTAAGAACGATGTATTGCCACGCATGGGTCTTGCAAGAGATGAAAACGGCGGTATTGTAGCTACTGAAGCTGCACAAAACGAAACTTGGCAACATCCAACTGAAAAAGATGCAAACGGTCTTCCTAAGACTTACAAAGTGTCAGATATGCATCCTGACATGCTTAAGCAATTGCAGCATCCTTGGGGTGGAGTTCAGAGTGAGAATGAGTTTGAAGGAACAACTGTTCTCCGTGAAACACCTGCAATTTCAGATTCGGCTAAGAAAAATCCAGCGCTTCGCTATGCTGTAACTGCTGCAAAGAGTGCTGGAGATTACCTACCAGTATCTATTCGTTTTGGTCACAGCAAAAACGCTGCTGGTTCTTGGTCTTTCACACCACCACCAGAGGGTTTTACTGACAGTAATCTTTCTGACCCAGAAGGTTTTACCTCAAACGTAACTCATATTACAGACGCTATTCGTGAGGGACGAACACGCCCAGGTACAAGATCAGCTCATGCTGATAATACAAAGAATTTAATTGAACAGCTTGCCGCAGAGGGTAAGCGTATCGGTTTAAAGCGACAAGTAGCCGTACCTATGCCTGGATTTACCCAAAACGGTGGTGCTCCAGCAACAACTACGTATAAGCGTGACATTGTTGATATTCCTAAAGCAGGTGACGATAATATCGTTACCTATGATGATCTACCACACGTTAAGGATGCAAACGGTAATCTTGTACCTCTTGCACCACGCTCTGGTGTACCAGGAACTGGTCGAAGCGTTCACGTTGTTCAAGGAACAATGGGTCTTGGAAGACAGTTTAAGTCTCCAGCTGAATCTTCAGCTGAAGTACTAGGTGGAGCTTTTGGTGGCGCAGATCAGGCAACTCCTGTTCGTCAAGAAGAAAACCGAGCAGACGCTGCCGCAGCTTTTGGTGGAGAAGTTGCTACAGATGCCACAGAGGCTATTGATAAGGGTCCTAGAAGCGCTAGAAGCCGTAGTCTAGTACAAGGCGATAGTCGTGTAGGAAAGCAATTTATGGGTGTTGCAGCACTTCCAGGACGTGGTGCTAAGCAAGGAATTATTCCTGGTTTTGAGAACTACGGTAACGTAGAGCGTCAACGTGCTATTCCTGAAGTATTTAGCACTAGAACATTTGAGGGTCCTCTACCTTCTGGAGTAGAATCACGTTCTGCAGCTGGATTAACTGAAAAGATGACCCCAGAAAATACTCCTGAAAAAATAATTGGACAAGAGATAGAATTTAGAGATGTTGAGACTTCTCCAGGTGTAACAGAAAGAGTTCGTGTACCTGGTCCGGGACGTCCTATCAAGGTTAAGCCAACAGTTCTTAGTGGATCTCCTGCTTCTACTATAAATACCGGACTTCCTGATTCACGCACTTTGCGTTTACGTGCAGAGGCAGAATCTGGACGTCCAACTATTGGTTCTTCAGAACAACCTGCTCCAGTTAAGAAACCAGACTATGTTCAAGAAGAGCTTGATTTTAATCCTAGAGTTCCTGGAGTAGTAAAGACACGTCAATTTATGCTAGGAGACATCCGTACACTTACAGATGCTGAGCAAAATGTTGAAAACGTCGGTGCTAACACAATTCGTGGAATGAACCCTCCTCGCGCTAACTTTGATGTTGGATCACCAGCGGCTACTGCAGCTCGCCCTACAACTCAAACACCTCCATCTAGTGGTGTTGTTGAACTGTCAAAGCGTGGCGGCGGTCGTCGTAGCCTTCAAACCGGTGAAAGAGTTGAAGGTACAGATGTAGTTACTAATTCTACCAAGGGTGGAGTTAAAGGCAAAAAGTCTCGTCCATTAAAGCGCCCACCAAACTCTGCAGCTATAACGGAGTAACAGATGGGACGCAAGGCTAGTTTTAATCAGAAGCCTAAAAGTGCTCCGGCTCATAAGTCTCTACGCCTATACGCAAGAGAAGCAGCTGAGTACTTAACAGGCCTACCTTATTTACCTAAGGTAGACAAGAACGTGCCTCTACGGACCCCTGGAAGGGGCGTAAGCGGAGAGTCTAGTAACTAATGGGACGTCCACGTAAACGCAAACCACAACCTCCTGGGCAGCAGCCTACAGACCATGATGTGCTGCGCTTTACCAAAGAAGGTGAAGGACCTGGGGGTAAAAACATATTTGGCTTTCATTGCCGTGACTGCGATCATTACGAGACTATAATTGGCGGCATACAGCAAAAGAATGCTATCGATTATAAAGCTCTTACACATGAGTGCGGAGTTGAGCGGGATTCCTGGAAAAATCGAAAGGACCTTAACTAATGGCTAAAACCATAAAGGCCGCAGGTCAGAAGCACACAATTAAGAAAAACAAAAAGGGAGACATCATTGTCGACCATGCCGGTAAAAAAGGTAAGTATGACAAGATCAACCTTACTAAAAAAGCTGGATCTAAAACTATTGCACAAGGCGTAAAAGCAACTAAGGAATGGCATAAGAAAAATGGCTAAAACAGCAGCATGGCAACGTAAAGAAGGTAAGAACCCTGAAGGCGGACTAAACGCTAAGGGTCGTGCTTCATACAAGCGTGAGACCGGTGGAACATTAAAGCCACCAGTTTCATCATCACAAGCTAAGAAGTCCCCTAAAGACGCAGCACGTCGTAAGTCTTTTTGTGCTCGTATGAGTGGTATGCCAGGTCCTATGAAGGACAAGAACGGTAAGCCAACTCGTAAGGCACTAGCTCTACGAAAGTGGGATTGCTAATGGCTACTAATCCATGTTGGAAAGGGTATGTCCAAGTAGGAATGAAGACCAAAGATGGTAAAAAGGTTCCTAACTGCGTTCCCGAAGGTTCAGGCAAGGACAAGGTAGCAAAGCCAAAGAAAGCTAAAAAATAATGGCGACTAAGAAAAAAGAAGTAGCTGGCGGTAAAGAGTACAAAGGCTCAGCTCAAAACGGTGGTCGTAAGATCATTGTTGAACATTACAAGGATAAGTCCGGTAAGTGGCACACTACCTCTAAGAATGCTGCCCGAGCTAAGTACGAGAAGAAGCACGGCAAGTTATCTAAGGGCACAGATGTAGACCATAAAGATAATAACCACGATAATGATAAGGCAAGCAATTTGCGTCCCCTTAAGCATGGTAAGAACACAGCTAAGGAGAATAAGCGTAGAGCGGGTAAAAAATAACCTTGGACGACAAAGAACGCATTAAGCGATGGACCTGCGAGTTCTGTGGGAAAATCTATGTCGTTCCTGGACTAGCCAGAGACTGCGAAGAAAAGCATTTAAACGAAGAATGAAAAAGGCCCGGTTTCCCGGGCCTTTCTCTTTATGATGGAAACTTATCCAACCATTTTGTAACGCTAGGCTCTTCTGGAGAACCATCGTAAGCGTTAGGACCTAATCCCCAGGATCCCCAATCCGTTCCACGAGCCGTCATATAGAAGGCCGCTTTAGCATTGGTGACTGGATCAAATAGATCGCTATTCTTGTCGATATTAAATTTTTCCCTACGGATTGCTCCAAGATCACCAATCATGTTGATCTGGAAGAGCCCGTAAGAGTTATCCCCAGTGGAAGCTGTATTGTTCCGGGATGTTGGGTGGCCCCGAGATTCCCTCATTACTACTGCCCAAGCTGTTTTCAAGGATTTACCCTCAAACCCAACTAGGGATAGTAGATCGACAAGTTCCGTATCAGTGAGCTCTGTGGCTCCGCGGTACTTATCCAAAGGATCTTTTACCTGAACTGTTACTGTAGCACCGTCAGTTTTAACGACATCTTCTGCCGCTAACGCTTTTGGTACTCCTACTAACAGTAGTCCGTATAGGACTAGCATTGCTACATGCGATTTTTCATAACTTTGCACTCGGTCTCCTAGGCTAGAGGGCCAGTCCTAACTTCGTATATCTGTCACCTATACTAAGCAACCTGGCCTCTTTCTGCCAAGTTCGGTCTGCAACCCTTTTGTTACGGAGGTGCTGATGGCCAGATCGCTCTGGCCATGGCAATACCATACCAGTAAATACAGGGTGTCAACCACCTGCAAACCGATATAATATATCTTTATTAAATTGTTATAGAAATCGGACTATGATTAATGAGAATTGAACGTATTGCAACAAAACAGGGTCATCCTGTGCCTGATGCTGCAACATATGCTAAAGGCCCATTCCCACCAGAATTGTTTCAGCGTCCAGAAGTTGTTGTAGACTATGAACCAGATAATGGCGGAGGAGAAACGGCAATAGGTGGAACAGCGCAAAATAATTTTGCACCACTTAAATATTTTAAATGTCGTGTCTGTTTAGAGATCATAAGTGAACGTGAAGTGCCAGATCACGTGTGTGAGGTAGATAACGATGGCGAATCCTCGTGACATAGGTCACTTCTACTGGCATCCATTGGTTTATCCAATAAAACCGCCAGTGTTGTGGGAACGTGCAGAGACACAAGAAATTAGAGAACCTTTCCGTTTTGGAGTAGGATTATCTATACGAATACCTTTTACTAGACTAGCTTTAGTAATAGGTAAGTGGGGCGAGAGTTTAAGTGAAAGTCAAGCCCTAACAAACGCAATACGTGGCAGGGCTATGGACAAAGAGGAGGTCGACTGGGATTATGTTCGGTTTGGTCAAGAAGCAGAAGCAGGAGCGACAGAAAACTAGGGTTGAGAAGCGAGTAGAGTCGCTTCCGACTTCAGAACTAGTTCAGTGGGTAGAGCAAGCTCTATACCCTATTGGACGCAATTTAGCTGCGTGGCAGAAATCAGAAGACCTTTCCTACTTAGAAGAGGCTAGATTAAACGCTGAAGTCGTTTACACTATCGTAGAAACAATCAATAGAAGGCAGTCTAATGCAAGACTTTGAAGAAGAACAATTTGAGGAACTCGATGTCCCAACATTTGATGATCTTGAAGATCTGCCTGAAGAAGAGGTTGAAGAATTAGACGAACTCTCTAAAGAGTTTGTAAAAGCATTGATAGAAAAAATCATGCAGTTTATGGAGATGTTGGTAGGGCATAAGCTCCACCCATACCAAGAACCTTTAGCTCGTAGAGTTATTGAGTCAGTAATCATCAATGATGGTGAAGAAGTAACAGCTCTTGCTGCACGTCAGTCTGGTAAATCAGAAACAATCGCTAATACCGTTGCTACATTGATGGTTATTCTTCCACGCCTTGCAAGAATGTACCCGGACCTTCTAGGTAAGTTTGGTGATGGTATTTGGGTAGGTATGTTTGCACCTATTCAGTCTCAGGTAGAAACTCTTTACGGCCGTACCGTATCCCGCTTAACTAGCGAAAGAGCTATAGAAGTTCTTGGCGATCCTGAGATCGATGATATCGCTACAAAGATGCCGGGTATCGTAAAGAACATCAAGCTTAAGAACTCCGGATCTACTCTTATGATGATGACAGCTAACCCAAGAGCTAAGATCGAATCTAAGTCGTTCCACCTAATTATCATTGATGAGTGTCAAGAAGCAGATGACTTTGTAGTGTCTAAATCTATTGCTCCTATGGGTGCGTACTACAACGCGACTATTGTTAAGACAGGCACCCCAACTACAAGTAAGAACAACTTTTATAAAGCTATTCAACTTAATAAGAGACGTCAGACAGGACGATCCGCTAAGCAGAATCATTTCCAGTGGGACTGGAAAGATGTGGCTAAGTTCAACAATAACTATGAGAAGTTCATTAAGAAAGAGATGCTACGTATTGGGGAGGACTCCGATGAGTTCCAGCTCTCTTACAACTGCAAATGGTTGCTTGAAAGAGGTATGTTTGTAACTTCTACAGTTATGGAACAGCTAGGTGACACATCGCAAGAGTTAGTAAAGACATGGCATCGTTCTCCGGTCGTTGTGGGTATTGACCCAGCTAGAAAAATGGACTCCACAGTTGTAACGGTAGTGTGGGTTGACTGGGATAGGCCAGATGAGTTTGGTTATTACGACCACAGAGTTCTTAACTGGCTTGAGATTCAAGGAGACGACTGGGAAGAACAGTACTTTCAAATCGTTAACTTCCTAGAGAACTATGACGTGTTGGCTATTGGCGTGGATGCCAATGGTGTAGGAGATGCTGTAGCGGGTCGTATGAAGATCCTTATGCCTAGAGCAGAGGTTATCCCGATTTCCTCAAGCCCATCAGAACAGTCTCGTCGTTGGAAACACCTGCAGGCTCTTATCCAGCGTCAAATGGTTTCATGGCCAGCCCATGCAAAAACTAGGAGATTACGTATCTGGAAGAAGTTTTTTCAACAAATGACGGATGCAGAGGTTAAGTACAAAGGTCCTAACTTTACAGTTGAGGCACCTGACGAAGCCCACGCCCACGACGACTTTGTTGACTCTTTAGCCCTTGCATGCTCCCTAACACAGGATATGGTTATGCCATCGGTAGAAGTTAGCTCTTCGCCATTTTTTTAAGGTTTAGATACCTAAACGTTTGAAATAGGTCGATACTTTTACCTGAGGACCCTCAAACTCAATCCCTATAGGAGAAAATAATGGCAGTAAGCAATATCGCCCCAACTCCTCAGTTCCCTGAGAAGGTTGGCGCAACCTATGAGCGCAAAATGTCTCCTGCAACACCAGGCCTTCGTGGCCCACTTCGTTTTGAAGAAGGCGTTGCAACAGACACCGATGTACCAAATGACTTCCAGGTAGGACTTGACTCAGGCTATGACACACCAGCCGGTCGTCCAAACCACAACATGAACGTCATGGAGAAATATCCAGAAGAGACAATGAAGGCTCGTGCCCACGTTGGATCTGCTGCTTGGGTAGAAGCACCAGTTTATCTTGGTGAATTTTCACAAGGAAGCTTTGGAGATCACTCTCAGATTGAAATCGAAGAAGTTATTCGCTCAGGCTCACGCTACCAGCGTGTAAATCCTGCACAGGTAGCTGACTAAGTACAGTAGACTATAGAGGCACCCCAGCCCTGTATCCCTTCTCCGGGGCTGGGATGCCTTAATAGCTTAGGAGGATAAGTGGCAAACATAGCGGCGGACCAAAAACTTTGGAACTCCGTAGTGTCGCAGGCAAAAGCTAAATATCCTTCACATCGCGGAAGTGGTTTAGGATTTGCAGCAGCTAAATGGGCAAGTAATGAATATAAAAAACGTGGCGGACAATACGTATCGTCAAAAAAACAAATTACTAATCCAGATCCAAAAACTGAAGCGATAAAGAAAAAAGAAGAAGAAAAGAAGAAGGCGAAATCAACAAACGTTGATAATAAATATTTTAAGCGTGGGGGCAAATAATATGTCAGGAAGAGCTAAGTAATGGCCGGTGGTATTGATTTCTCGCCTCCCAGTTATAGGGCGGCGTCATCTGACTTAACCATCTCGATTTCTCCTCTAGGTCTTGTAGAACTTGCAGACGAAGAGTTTGAAGTCCATGGTCCACGTCTAAACCGCTACTCATTAAACTGGGCAATGTATCTTGGCCATCACTGGTCTTATCGCCGTGAAATTGGCGAAGCACAGATGGTATATAACTATTACAGAGCTTTTACAGATTACATCATTAACTTTACTTTCGGACGTGGCGCACAGTTTAGAAGCCCATCAGTTACCGAAGCAGTAGTCCCAGACCTACTAAAACGAGTTTGGGAATCCGATAACGATAAGCAGTCAGTTATGTGGGAAATGGGCCAGCAAGGCGGAGTTTCCGGAGATTGCTTTGTTAAAGTAGCTTACGAAGAAGCCTATGTAGATCCTGCCGGTAGAGGTCATCCTGGCAAAGTTCGTATTCTTCCTTTGAATTCATCTTTCTGTTTTCCAGAGTTCCACCCACACGATAGAAATCGCTTGATCCGTTTTAAGCTTAAGTATCGTTTCTGGGGTACATCAACTGAAGGCACACGCCAGGTATACACATACACAGAAATTTTGACTGACGACCGTATTGAAGAATACATTAACGATGAACTTATTGACTCTCGTCCTAACCCAATCGGCGTAGTTCCAGTTGTACACATCCCTAACGTACGTGTTTCTGGATCTCCATGGGGACTTTCAGATTGCCACGACATTATTGTTCTAAACCGCAACTACAACGAAACAGCAACCGATATTGCGGACATTATTAACTACCACGCAGCCCCAGTAACAGTTATTACTGGTGCTAAAGCTTCTGGTCTTGAAAAAGGACCTAAGAAGGTTTGGGGTGGTCTTCCAAAGGATGCTCAAGTATTTAACCTAGAAGGCGGCGGACAAGGTCTTGCAGGCGCTATGGAATACCTAAAGATCATTAAGACAGCTATGCATGAGATGGTTGGTGTTCCAGAGACAGCTCTAGGACAAGTACAGCCTATCTCTAACACTTCAGGTGTTGCGTTGTCTATTCAGTACCAGCCATTGATGAATCGTTACCACCAGAAGATCACACAGTACGGTGAAGGTATTCAGCGCATCAATGAACTTATCTTGATGACTTTGGCATTTAAAGAGCCTGAAGGCTTTATGTACCGCCCAGAAGTTAATGGACCGATCAAGAAGTTCCAGATGCCTGTGCTTGATCTAAACAACCCTGTTACTTTTGAATCTACAGTTCACTTTCCACCTCCACTACCTTTGGATAAGCTAATTGTCCTTAGCGAGATTCAGCAGAAGATGAATATGGGTCTTGAAAGCCGTGAAGGTGCTTTGCGCCAGCTAGGCGAGGAATTCCCAGATGAGAAGCTTGAAGAGATTCGTTCAGAGCTTATCTCCGATGCTAAGGCAGACGGAGCTCTTAAGCTTGTACAGAATCAGATTGCGGCATCTATCGTATCTCTTACTGGTATGATGCCTGATGGAACTCCTCCTCCAGGCGCTGTGCCAGGAGACGGAACAGGTCCTGGACCATTTGGCCAGCCAGGTGTGATCAGTCCTCTAGAAAAGGATGTGTTACAGGAGCTAGCCCAAACCCAGGTAGATTTGGTTACAGAGGCTTATGGCACAAAGATGCCTCAGCGTCGTACCCCAGATCAAGACAAAGAAGAATAATAGATTTAGGCAGACAAACGGTAAAAAATTTGCCAGCCTAATACCACATAAATATCCGCAGGTCATCGTGGCATTAATTCGGACAACGACCTCTTACACCTAAGGAACAACTATGTCAGACGCAACAAATATCGTTGATAGTCCGGCAGCTCAAGATGCTTTCTTGACTGACGTACCAACATCAACACCAGCTACAAATGTAGTAACCTCAGTAGAAAACTCAACAATAACAATGAGCCAATACACTGAAGAGGATCTCAAGCGAGTACGAGAGCAAGAGAAATCAAAGCTCTACCCTCAAATTGATTCTCTAAAAGAAGAGCTATCCTTGCTGAAGAAGGAACGAGAAGAGCGTTTAGCCGAGGTTGAACGTCAACGTGCCGAAGCAGAAGCAGACGCAAAGCGTAAAGCCGAGTCAGAGATGGATATCCGCCAACTTCTTGAAACAAAAGAAAAAGAGTGGGCAGAAAAGCTTGAGTCTGAAAAGCTCGAGCGTGAACGCACATTCGCTCTTCTAGAACGCGAGCGCCAGTACGCAGAACTCACTGAGTATCGTACTCGTCGCTTGGAAGAGGAACGGGACAATATCATGCCCGAACTCGTTGATCTAATCTCTGGTAATACCAAGGAAGAGATCGAAAATAGTATTACAGGATTGCGTGAGCGCAGCTCCCGAATCTTGGAATCGGCGCAGTCTGCTATGCAGAGTGCACGTAAAGAAATGACAGGCAGCCGGGTAACCGCGCCGCCAACCGGACCGATGGACACTAATATGGAGCAAAATCAGTTAACGGCAGAACAAATAGCTGCCATGTCGGTTACCGAGTACGCAAAATACAGATCAAAGCTTCTTGGAAAAGCAGCGAACGATCGAAATAAGGGAATCTTCGGGTAAACACTTACCTATCCATTAATCTAACTAAGGAGTAAAACCGACTATGGCATCAGCCGTAACAGGTACCGGCAATCTAGCCGCGGCACCTACAGCGTATTCTGGCGCTAACAGCCAGCTTACACAAGCAATTCAGACCATCTGGTCAAAGGAAATCCTTTTCCAGTCAATGCCAATCCTACGCTTCGAACAGTTCGCTGTTAAGAAGACAGAACTAGGCGTTGCACCTGGTCTCCAGATCAACTTCATGCGTTATAACAACCTCGGATTTGCATCTTCACTTGTTGAAGGTGTCCGTATGTCAACAAACGCATTGACAGCACAGCAGTTCTCAATCACAGTTGCAGAGCATGGCTACGCAATTGCTGTTTCAGAGCTTCTCCTAAACGCATCGTTCGATGACGTTATGGCATCAGCTTCACGTCTTCTTGGACGTAACATGGCCCTCTACCTTGATGGCCAGGCTCGTGACACACTTATGGCAGCATCTTCTGTCATCTACGGTTATGACCGTACAGGTGTCTCTGGCGTTAACAGCTGGTACGACGCAGGTACTGCAGCAACTTCACGTGCTGGTTTGACAGGAAGCTCATTCCTAACAACAGCAACAGTTAAGGACGCTGTAGAAACACTTGCAACAAAGAACATCCCACGTCTTGGTGAGACCTACGTAGCATTCGTACACCCACACCAGTCACGTCGTCTCCGCGACAACGCAGAGTTCATCGAAGTGACTAAGTACGCTGCTCCAGGTAACTTCATGCTAGGTGAAATTGGTCGTCTATACGACACAGTATTCATCGAAACAACACAGATCGAAAAGGTAACAAACGGTGCTGGTGCAAACTACACAACTGATACAGCTGTAGCTCCAGGATCAATCGTTTACCCAACTGGTGGAGGTTACACATCACCTGTAACAAAGACAGGTAACGGTAACAAGGATCGCTACTCAGCTATCTTCATCGGTGACAACGCATTCGGTCACGCAATCTCTCTTCCAGTCGAGCTCCGCGATGGCGGTATCCTTGACTTCGGTCGTGAGCATGCACTTGCTTGGTATGCTATCTACGGTCTTGGTCTAATCACTGACCAGTCTGTAGTTATTGCAGAAACCAACTAATTTAAGTAGTAAGTGGGGGCGGGGTAAAACCCGCCCCCAACCACAACAACCTATAGGAGAATAATAATCGTGGCAAAACCAAAAGTAACAGACGTCACAGGGCGTCAACGCGAAGAGCAAATCAAGGCTCACGCAGAAGAACTTGCACAGCGTGCAGGTGAAATGTCAATGGCATCAGCTACAGCAGCTGCTAAGCTTGAGACAGAGGTTCTTGATCTTACCGAACCTAATAAGCCAGCAACAGTAATTGACGAAGTTGAGTCTGTAGGAGTAACACTTGCAGATGATTCACAAGTAATTCGCTTGGCAGAGGATCTAGAGTTTGTGACCATTGGTGTAGGAAATCACTATTCCTTCAAAGCTGGTCAAAAATATAAGGTAGCTAAGCATGTAGCTCAGCACCTACAGGAAAAGGGCTATTTGTACGAACGCCTCTAAGCCCTATTAGAGATGTACCCACTTCGACAATCGCCCTCCTGTCGAAGTGGGTCTTTCTTTATACTGATAAATTCCCCTCTTCCTGCGATTATTAGTTGTACTTACTGAGGAATAAGAGGATCTGTGGCCACTTTAGCATCCCTGTCCGATCGCTTACGAACAGAGATCGGAGACTTAAACCGCTCCTTCGTAGAGGAATTCCGAGGAGATGGAGAGCGTAAGCGTTTTCAGCTTACTGAAGCACCTGTAAACGGCACATCCCTGTCTATTAAAGTTAATGGCGTTGAAGTGTCTAACGCCGCAACAGTTGAAGAAGTGATCGGCATGGTCACTCTTGGAGCAGTAGCCCCACTAAACGCTATAGTTATTATTTCTGGAACAGCTCACAAGTACTTTACAGATGCTGAAATCCAGTATTACGTAAACACTGCTTTTGCTGAGCATGCAGCTCGTCTTACAGACAGTGGCGGAGCCCGTGTAACCATGGCTACCATGGCCGGGGTTGATGAGTACCCGGTGGTCTTATTAGCATCAACTATGGCCTTATATACCTTGGCTACAGATGCTGCCTTTGATATTGATATTATTTCTCCAGATGGCGTTTCTATTCCACGTTCAGAACGTTTCCGTCAACTGATGGAGATTATTGCACAACGTAAAGAACAGTATCGTGAGCTGTGTAATCTTCTAGGTACCGGTCTATACAAGATTGACGTATTCAATCTACGCCGTATCAGCCGTCGTACAAATCGATACATCCCAACATATCGTCCACAAGAGATCGACGACGGTTCCTTGCCGCAGCGTATTGCTTTGTCTATCCCAGATTATGGCGATATTACTCCTGCAAGCCCAGTGGTAAACAAAGATCTTTCATTGTACTCAGGTGATAACTTTAGTATTAAACTTAAGTTCACCCTTGATCTTGCCGGTTACACACCTTTGTCACAAATTCGTTTGTTCCCAACCTTCCCAAGCAATCAGGTTGGCCCAGTTATTCTTGCAACATTTGCAGTTGCAAAGAGCGCATCTGTAACAGGTGGTCCATTAGACACGATAACTCTTTCTCTAACTAGCAATCAAACTGCAGACCTTCCTCGTACAGCCTACTATGATATTCAACTAACAAATAATTCTACTGGCGCAGTACGTACATACTTAGAGGGCAAGGTATTTACTAAGCCTCAGATTACGGAGTAATAGTGTCTGATCCAGAGATTGTAGAAATTACTGAACAAAGTCCCGAAATTGTTATCTTTGATGACGGCAGAGGTGTAACTGGTCCTATGGGACCAACAGGTTCACAAGGCGCGACTGGACCTGTAGGACCTACAGGTGCAAGAGGTGCAACAGGGCCAACAGGTGCTGCATCAACAGTGCCTGGACCTACCGGATCTACAGGACCTACGGGTTCTACTGGTGCACGTGGAGATAGAGGTGCTACTGGTCCTACAGGTTCTACTGGACCTACAGGTGGTGCAGGTCCACAAGGCCCAACAGGACCACAAGGTATTCAAGGTGTAACAGGTCCATTAGGACCTACGGGATCCAGAGGCGCTACTGGACCGCAAGGAGTTACTGGACCAACAGGCCCTGCTGGAACAAGCGTAACAATTTTAGGTACTTTGCCGTATACAAGTTCACTTCCTGCTACAGGAAATCCGGGCGATGGATATTTAATTAATGGGTCTCTATATGTTTGGGATAACCTAAATACTGAGTGGGACAATGTTGGAAATATTCAAGGACCAACAGGACCAGTAGGTCCCAAAGGTGATACTGGCAATACTGGACCAACCGGCCCTACAGGCCCTGTTAGTACAGTGGCCGGCCCTACAGGTGCAACTGGTTCTACAGGAGCTACAGGTGCACAAGGACCTACAGGCTCTACAGGTCCTACAGGTGCTACAGGTCTGCAAGGTAATATGGGACCAACCGGTGCGACTGGCGCAACAGGACCAACTGGTGCAGCTAGCACAGTAGCCGGACCTACAGGTCCAACTGGAGCACAAGGTGTTGCTGGTTCTACTGGTCCTACCGGCCCTCAAGGATTGCAAGGAAATGTTGGACCAACAGGTCCACAAGGATTGATTGGTGCTACCGGACCAACAGGACCTCAATCAACAGTAGCAGGCCCAACCGGCCCTACTGGAGCGACAGGAGCAACAGGTCCTCAAGGACAAGCTGCTGCTGAAGGAGCTACTGGTCCTACTGGTCCTACAGGTGCACAAGGTATCCAAGGAGCGACAGGAGCGACAGGAGCGACAGGTGCAACAGGAGCGACTGGACTTACAGGTGCTACAGGACCACAAGGTTTACAAGGAAATGTTGGACCGACTGGACCTCAAGGAAATGTGGGAAATACTGGACCAACTGGTCCCACCGGATCCACAGGTTTAACAGGAGCAACAGGACCAACTGGTCCAGCAGGTTCACCCGGTCAGTCTTCAAATTTCTATAAATATAACGCTAGCAGTACCATTAACGGCACCCCATCTAGTGGACAATTAAGATGGAATAACTCAACTCAAATCAACGCTACTACAATTCATGTAAGTCACATGACACGTGACAGTGTAGATATTGATGTTTTCTTAGCCATCTTAAAAGCAAATGACCACATTATTGTTCAAGATGAAAATAATTCAACAAACTATCAAAAATGGACAATCTCAGGAAATCCTACAATTGTTGATAACTCAGATGTTCTTTTTCCTGTAACCCTTACCTCATCATCTGGAACTGGTACTACAAACTTTGCTAATGGTCACGACCTTCTACTTATTGTTATTAGCTCTGGAACTGCTGGGCCAACAGGTCCAGTTGGACCTACGGGAGCAACTGGTAATGCGGGTCCTACAGGACCTACTGGAGCATTAGGTAATACTGGTCCAACAGGCCCTACTGGATCGATAGGTAATTTTGCGTATTCAACTCTGCCTACATCTCCTTTGCCAGGTGACGCTTGGTTTGACCCAGAAACTGGTAAGGCTTTCATATACTATGACAACTATTGGGTTGAAGTTGGTGCAGCCCCCGCTGGACCTACAGGACCTCAAGGTGTTGCCGGCGTTACAGGACCTACCGGTCCACAAGGTATCCAAGGACCAACAGGCCCTGCAGGTACAGGAACAGCTGGAAGTGCTGACTTAGCAACGACATGGTGGTTAGGATTCTAAATGGCAGCAATTGAACGTCGTGGAATAACTAGGTTATCCACAGATGTAGCGTATGGAGCTAATGGCACCACAATTTTTACTGCGGATGACAACTATCTATTATCAGTGATTGCAACCAACACTAAGTCAACTGATGCAGTAGCCTATGTATACGTCATACCTTCTGGTGCTTCAGAAAGCGGATACGGTGTGATTGCCTATTCTCTTCCAGTATCAGGCTTTAATAGCTATGAGACTTTTAGATTTGGCGTGAACCCTACAGATGTAGTAAAGGTTGCGGGCTCAGCAGGCCTTGCGTTCTACATCCAAGGTATTGATCAAGTAGCAACGGTATAGGAGACTAAATGCCAGGATATGCTAACCCTAGTGATCTAACTGGGGTCACAGTACTCGGATCAGATTCCCGGGATACTCTACCTCTTGCTAGCGCTATTGGTGGATTCCCTAGCATCGAAGAAATTGGCGATAAGACCTTCTACGGGTGGAAGCTAGATCCAGTAACTGGACGACTTACCGTTACAAAGATCGATTCTAGTGATGGGTCTGTAGTTGACCTACCAAAAGACAACATTTTGAGAGATAATGACTATAAGGTTTGGGTTTGGACCACCAGCCTACTAAAGCTGACATGGTCCACAGACCATCTACACATGGAGGTTAATTAATGGCGCAGATTATTGATCTGGGCAAACTTCGTTTTGTCTTTAAAGGTGACTACTCTGGATCTACCACTTATGAACTAAACGACGTTGTTCGTTACGGTGGTAACCTTTATGTATACAAGAATGTACTAGAGGCTTCAGGCAATCTTCCAACAGCAACAACTCACTGGGATTTGATGCTTGAAGGTATTGATTTTAAAGGTGCCTACAATAACTCTACTGCCTATAAAATTGGTGACCTTGTAAGTGAAGGTGCTAAAGGCTACATTTGTATTGCTGACTCCACAGGTAACCGACCACCTAATGGAACATACTGGACAACTATTGTAGATGGTATTCAGTACGAAGGTGCTTACGCTGGTGGAACAACTTATCAAGCGGGAGACGTAGTTAGCTACGGCGGTTCTGCGTATATTTGTATTCTTCGCACAACTGGAAATGCCCCAACAGATATTACTTACTGGAATCTCTTTGTTGACGGCGCGTTCCCAGATCAAACTAATAAGGGCACATATCTACTTACAACTAATGGCACTGCTACCGCATGGACAGATGCAGCTACGCTAACCACTCTTGCAACCCGCTCAGACATCACAGTTGGTGGCGACGTACTTGCTAAGGGAAGCGTTGAAGTTAGCGGCCGTGAAGTATCTATTACTAACAAGCAAATTGTTTCTAACACAGCAACCGTAACAACTTCTGCAAAGCATTACTTTGATATTGGCGACACTGTTCTTGTTGCTGGAGTTGGCGCTGGTTGGAACGGTAGCAACATCCTTACTGGTGTAACTGATACTACCTTTAGTTTCTTTACCTCAGCCGCAAACTCCGCTTCTTCAGCAGTATCACCTGCTGGAACAGGAACTGTAGTCGGACATATTGTTGACGGTGGAAATCTATCAGTAACAGGTACAACTACCCTTACTGGTCTTTTAAACGCTAACGGCGGAATTGCTGTCAACACAAACAAATTTACAGTAGACGCTACGACTGGAGATACTGTAGTAGATGGTGACTTCCATGTAGAGGGCACTCCTTACTTTGGAGCAAATGCTGTAACGATTGCAGATACTAATGGCGCTAACGTAAAAGCAACTTCATTTAAAGCTCGTACTTCAAACGTAGCAACTATTACTACTACCGCACCACACAACTTCTACCCATTCCAAAATGTTATTGTTGCAATTGGCGATGCCACATTTGATGGTCCAGCGGAAATTATTGCTACCCCTACAACCACTACTTTTACCTATGCTAACACTGGTACAAACTTAGCTTCAACAGCAGCCTCTGGCTCTGGAAAGCAAGTAAGCGCCGTAACTGGATTTACTAACCTAATTGCATTTGCTGAGATTAACGCAGCAGATGACTACGCTCAGTTCTCAATCCAAAATACAGCCGCTGGAACTAACTCTTCAGCCGACTTCCAAGCATACCCAGACAACGGTACAGACTTCTCTGGTTATATTGATATGGGTATCACATCTTCTACCTTTGCTGACCCAGAGTTTACAATCACTGGTCCAAACGATGGATATATCTTTATGACCGCACCAGTAGGAACTTCTGGTAAGGGAAACCTTGTTCTTGCAACAGGTGGCTACGGATCTCAAAATAAAATTGTTTTTGCAGCAGGTGGTCTTGATTCTAACTCTTCACAGATGGAGATCACTCCTAACCAAAACGTAAAAATTTCTATCCCTACACCATCTACATCTGCAACTACTGGTGCTTTCCAAGTAGTTGGTGGCGTAGGTATCTCTGGTGACTTGAACATTGCCGGTAACGTAAACATTGTCGGTACTATCGCATTTGGTGGTTCTGGAACAACAGTTACAACTAACAACCTATCTGTTGGTGAGCCAATGATTTTCTCTGGTGCTGGTAACCAAGCAGATATCCTTGACGAAGGTATGATCTTTGAATACGCCAAGACTGTATCTGCCATTACTAATACAGTAACTAATAAGGCTCTTACATCTAACGTAGCAACTTTGACTACAGGAACAGCCCACACCTACCGTGCTGGTGACGTTGTAGTGGTTTCAAGCGTAGATGCAACTTTCAACGGTACCTACTCAATTATTGCGGTTCCTACATCAACAACCTTTACTTACGCTAAGACAGCCTCTAACGTAACTTCTGCAGTTGTATCACCAGTAGGAGGAACTTCCGTAGCGGCTCGTCGTGAGTTTGCGGGTATGGTTCGTGACGCGTCTGACTCAGGTATCTTTAAAGTGTTTACTGGCGCTGTAACTAAGCCATCTACAACAGTTAACTTTGCTGAATCAGGACTTACTTACGGAAACGTTCAGATCAACAATTCAATTGTTGGCGGAACGCTTGCTGTAACTGGTAACTCAACCTTCACAGGTGATGTAACAATTGCCGGTAACCTTAAAGTTCAAGAAATGTCAGAAGACGTTATTGACGTAGCACTTTCTTCTAACGCAGCTTCTCTTGACTATGCAACAGGAAACATTTTCTGGATTACCTGTACACCGTCTGCTGCTATGACTTGGAGCGTTACTAATGCGCCTACTACAGATGGTCGTACATTCACAATTACTGGTTTTGTAACTCAAGGTGCTACTGGTTACATCCCATCAACATTAAACGTTAACGGATCTTCCGCTACAATTAAATGGTTTGGTGGAACATCCCCTACACCAACGTCAACTTCTGGAAAGATTGATATTTTCAACTTTACATTAATTCGTCGTGGTGGGGCTTGGACAGCACTAGGTAACGCATCAGTTAACTTCTAAGGAGCACTAAATGCCATTGTTTAGCAGCCAGCGCTCCGTTAACGGGGTGTTTAGCGCCCGTAAGAAGGCGGGTGGTGTCCTTCCCTACCTTACTCGCCAAGTGATTACTACTGGTTTTGTTGCTGGAGGGTACAAAGACTCGGTGGCTTGGCAGAATGTCAACTCATTTGACTTTGCTACAGAAACTACTACTGGTCGCGGAAACCTTCTTACTCACGCAGGTGGGTACATTGGTGGTTCAATGAATCGTACCTATAGCTACACAATTGGATCCTCAGGAACTGGATCTTCTGGCATGGCTGCTTCTGGTGGAGTTAATAAATGGAATCACAAGACCTATGCCATGGTAACCACTCAAACTGCTCCAGCTACTATGGGAGATCCTGAAGCCGCGGTTCAATACGATTTACAAGGTACTGGAACAATTGCGTGGGTTCAAACAAATACAGCAAATATGAATAAACTTGATATGACCACCGATACTTGGACTACCTCCATTGGTACTGGCTTAAGCACTGGCGGTTCTGGAGTCTCTTCTTTCTGGAATGAGACTGACGCTATTTACTGGGCAGATACCACCGCTACTACTGCCGCAGATGGCCAGCGTAAATTTAACTTTGCAACAGTAACTGAATCAAACCCTGGAGTATCCATATCTAGTTTTGGAAACCAAAAAGGAGTCCCAGGTAAAACTGGGTACGGTTGGGCTGGAAACGAAGGCAGCTATAACGCCGGGTATAGCATGCGTAGATATAACTACACAACTAACTCTACTTCGGTACAGGGCTCAAAACCAGTTGCTAACTCTGGTGAAGAAAATTACTTTACTGGTCAAGCAATTGGCGTTACATTGGGGTCTTACACTGGAGCAGGGCAAGTTTTAGACTCTGGTAAGTATACCTATGCGACTGAATCTGGAACGCTGCTGCCTTCAGGTCAGTGGTACCGCGGAACTCAATCAGGAACTGGCTCATCGGCTGGTTCAGCTATTGCAGGAGCATCATCTGGTGCAGGAACTTGGAGTGACTAATGCCTTTATTTAGTAGCCAAAGATCAGTTAACGGAGTTTTCTCTGCTCGTAAAAAGTCTGGTGGGGTTCTTCCATACCTTACACGTCAAGTTATTACCACAGGCTATGTAGCCGCGGGGTACAAAGATAGCGTTGCTTGGCGCAACGTTAACGTTCTAAACCAAACTACAGACACAACTACCAACTTAGGTGACCTTCTTCAAGAGGCAGCTAACTACACCAAAGGCGCCCAGACTAAAAATACAGCTTATGTCTTTGCTACTCAGGGCACTGGTAGTCAGGGCGTTGGTGCATTTACCTCTACTTCTTGCTTTAACATGCGTAATAAC